CGCGACGAAGAACAGGCTACTCTCATACCCAAGTCAGCGGCTCTTCTGAAATCAGGGCAAGACCACATCTTTGACGCCCCGACCGGCTGGGGTAAGACTGTTGCCGGGGTAATGATAGCCGTAGCCTTGGGACAACCTACGATAATCGTAGTGACCAAAGAAGATTTGATGGAGCAGTGGTACGACACCATCGTAAATGTATTGAAGATCAATCCTAATCTTGTAGGCAAGATTCAACAAGACACCTGCGTATGGCATGGCAAGATGATTGTAGTAGCGATGGTTCATTCCCTCGTCATTCCAGATAGATACGACCCGGCCATGTACAAGTATTTCGGTCTGGCGATACTAGACGAAGTTCACTTGATGGCGGCTGACACCTTTATCAGGGCTTGCCAGATGTTACCGGCTCGCTACCGGTTGGGGTTCTCGGCAACCGCCGAACGCCGTGACGGTAAGACCAGAGTTTTGTATGCTCATGTTGGTCCAGTTCTGGTAAAAGGCACGCTGGTACCGATGAAGGCTAAAATAATTGTTCATAACACTGGTTGGGCGATCCCAGTAACCAGCAAGGGGCAACAGATTCCCCATTCACCGGGCCGCATGGCTCTAGTAACCAAAGCTATGGCGTCTTCCCCCGCAAGAAATGCTAAGCTTACCAATTTCGCAGTACAGTCTTACAAAGCCGATAGAAGAATTCTGGTATTATCAGACTTGATTGACCACTTGAACACTTTGCACCATTGTTTCAACGCGGCTGGCATACCGGCCATCGATATGGCCTACTACATCGGCGGCATGAAGAAGCACGATCTCGAAATGTCTAAAAAAGTTAAAGTGGTCTTAGCCACTTACGCAATGTGCTCAACTGGCACCAATGTTCCTGAATGGAACACGCTCATACTGGCCTCACCTAGAGCTACCGTAAAACAGGCGATGGGCCGGGTAACTCGGATGGTTGCAGGGAAGAAACAGCCGGTGATTTTCGATCCGGTGGACTACAACAAGATTTTCAACAAGTATTACCTTTCAAGGCTCAAAGAGTATTACTCCGTGGGCAGCATCATTGTAAATATGTAGAAAGGTAAGGAGTAAAAATGGCCCCGTATTCAGCAGCATATCAAGTTGAGTGGTACGCCAAGAACAAAGACGCGCTTCAGGCCCGACGCAGAGCAAAGTATGCGGCTGATGCAGAACTACGCGCCCGCAAGATTGCTCAAGTAGCTCAGCACCGGGAAAGACTGCGTGCTAGTAAGCCGCAGCGTCCTGAAGAGTACAACGTCTCTTTCTCGCGGGCTTCTGAGCTTCTAGGCGTAACAGTATGGGTTATCCGGGGGTGGGTGCAAAAGAAGTACATCCCTAATCCCTACAAGCACGGTAAACAACTGTGGTTTACGACCGATCAGGTGAATCTTATGAAGGAACTCAACGTTTTCTTGCAGAACAACGGCAGGGTGATGAAGAACTCACGTTCACAGTTAGAAGACATAACAAACTATGTGTGGTCTAACTGGTAGTCTGCAATTGATTGCAAAACTATCTTGACGAAACAACAACTTTGTAGTATGCTTGTATAAGTTAAACCCGTAGCTCATGGAGGAGCCTGTAATGGCCATCAAAGGTTTGCCCAAACTTCCCATCCCACCCACCGGTATAGACTACAGCGAGCATTTGGTGTCTAAGCCGGTTACATCCGAGATAACTGTCTCCAAAAGCACCAAAGGCGTGGTAACAGACGAAAAAGTAAAGCCTACTACGGTAGAACACCCCGGCGCTACCACACCCTACGGCACTGGCATGATTATTACAGTCGAGGGCGGCAAGACTGTGAATCTCGGTAACTTCAACAGCGCCAAGATTGGGGTCAGTATTTCTGTACCTTGCAACATGGCTTCTCTAGAAGACGCCTGGGATTTCGGAAGCAACTGGGTATCTAAGAAAATTGACGAGGCAGTAGCAGAAGCGCAAGGCGCATAACGAGGAATCACAATTGGCCCTGAAATTGAATGTAGGTACCGTACTGCCACCCCCATCTTCACAACCAGCGCCTCCTGTCGTCCACAAAACGATCACGGCTACCACACCCGTAAAATCGGTAAAAGCACCAGAAAAAACTGCTGAACAAAAGAAAGCCGACAAGAATAAACCAGCACCGGCTACGAACCTCTCCGCAATCGTAGAAGCGTTTAGGAAGACCAAGCCTAACGTGATGGTCATCGCCAACACCATCAAGCCAGTAGCTCGGCTGGCTACCGGCGTGTTTGAATTTGACTTCCACACTGGAGGCGGATTCCCCAGAGGTAGATACACCATTGTGTTTGGCCCAGAATCCAGCGGTAAGACCAACATCTGTTACCTAGCCGCTGCTCAAGCGCAGAGAGGGCCAGAGTCTTGTAATAAAGTAGTCTGGGTCAATGTAGAGACCACGTTCGACCCGTTATGGGCTGCTCAATTTGGGGTAGATATAAGTAAGTTGCTTGTAATCAACCCCGGATACGGCGAAGAAGCTGTTGACGCCATAGATGCGGTAGTACGAGCCGTAGACGTAGCCGCTGTTTTTGTTGACTCGATAGCGGCTCTCATATCCTCCAAAGAAATAAGTCAGTCTGCTGAGAACTACGACGTAGGCACTTCGGCGCTCATGATAAAGCGCCTAGTCAATAAGCTCATGGTGGCGTTTGGGGCACAGTCAAGGTTCAACCACTACCCGGCAGTAGTTCTCATCAATCAGACCCGCTATAAGATTGGTGTTATGTTCGGCAATCCAGAAACTATACCGGGCGGCATGGCGCAAAAGTTTCTGGCTTCTCTCATCATCCGGTAAGAACAAGATTGTTAAAGAATTCAACGCTGATCTCCCTGTTTTCAAAGAGACCACTGCTCAAATAACTAAGTCTAAGGTTCCCATCGTCGCAGTCAAGTTTGAATTCGATCTCTGCATGGTTCCTCACGGTCATCTCAAGGTGGGCGATACCGATAGTTTCAGTACCGTACTAACCTACCTCAAAACACTCGGCTATCTAGCCAAAGAGAAGAACGGCTACGAAATAGTTGGCGAGATGACTACCATCGCTACTCCCGGTGTTGGTGTGGGATTCAAGCAGGTTCAAAAGTCTTGGGCCACACAAACCAGTATTGAAACCCAATACTACATGGACACCGACTTCAAGCTTCGTCTACAGAAGTTGGTAATCGACGCCTACGCAGACAAAACCATGTTGGTAGACGATCCTTCACTGGCGACGATACCGGCGTACAATCAATCACAGCAAACAGGACAAGTACCACTAGAGGGAGGGACGGATGGAGAAGATCAAGTTATTGACTAAAGATGGTAGCTTTGTGGGTTACGCGGGCCTGTTGCCGTTTACGGATAGAGTAAAGATTGTGATTTGGGGGCAGAGAGTGTTTGAATTCGACACTCTTACCGAGAACGACATCCCGACTTACCGGGAAGTGTTTGTGTCTACTGTATTCACATGGATGGGTGTAAATGCTTTCTGAAGGCAATCCTTTTCTCAATCGTCTCAACGCTCAATCAAAGAGCGCACATGGCGGCAAGAGCGAGAAGCGTCTAGCCAAGAATCTCGGGGCGCGACTACAACCGGCGTCCGGGGCCTTGTCTAGATTCAAGTCAGATATGGTTGTGGGGCGTTACAGGATCGAATCCAAGTCCACCACAAACAACACCCTCGCACTGGCCTTATCATGGCTGCACAAGATTACCTCAGAAGCTCTAAGCAGTAAACAAGTGCCGGTGGTAACGATCTCTTTTGTAACACCGGAGGGCAAACCCCAAGATTTGAACGCTGAGTGGGTACTAATGCCTATGTACCATTTCAAAGACTTAACCGAGGGCGAATAAAAAATGGGCACTACAGCAGGTTGGCTCAAGAAGGCATCTGTCGATCTCAACAAGCCAAAAGAATCGATCATAGATGCCTTGAAAAAGAACACCGGAAAGTTTGAGACGGGACGCTCTCGGACAACGCTACACGCCAGTGACATCACGAAACCTGATTTTTGCCCGCGCAACGAAGCTTTCTTGGATATGCAGGGCGTAACTCATGGCAAAGGCCAGTTCATACCGCCCGCACTACGAGTAACCTTTGATATGGGTTCTGCCACAGAACGCATGATCGTAGAACGCTGGGGCGGTGATGCTGTTTACGGCAACTGGCGGTGCAGCAAGTGCAAAGAGTGCCGAACGTTCTGTACCAAACCGGCAATCAATTGCAAATCAGACCACATATGTGACTGGAAATACCAGCAGTGGGCGGCAATTTCTCAAGAGTATGCAGTATCCGGCGCAGTAGATAGTTTGTGGTCTCTAGGCACTCCTAAACTCATGATGGCTGAGATCAAGACAATGGCACCGTCTGAGTTTGAATTGATAGTCGGGCCTCTTCCCGAACACCGGCTCCGCACCAACCTTTACTTAAAGTTGATAGCGGATAGTGCCTCTCCATACAAAGACAAAATAAACCTTCACGAAGCTCGCGTTCTTTATACCTCTCGGGCCTACGGCAAGAAAAACGATCAACACGGCGGCGAGATTTTGCCTTGGCGCGAGTTTATTGTGAAAAGAGACGATAAAGCCTTAGAGCCTATACTGAATAAGGCGAAACAACTTAAGATTTTCAGAGAAACCAAGGCAATACCGTCTGGAATTTGTCCAACGGCTATGTCAAAAACGGCCCAGAAGTGTTCAAATTGTCAGTTGTGTTTTAGCGGCCAATTTCCCGCTCAACAGCCCTCTCTTTTATGAAAAAAGGTCCAAAAACCAGTTACACTTCTATGCGTGAGTATTGGGCATGGGCAGCAATGAAAGAGCGCTGCAATAATCCCAATTGCAAAGAATGGAAGAATTACGGAGCGCGTGGAATCGGTTATCACTCTTCATGGGAAAAGTTTACAGTGTTTTTGAAAGATGTTGGACTCCGGCCTCCGGGTACAAGTTTGGATCGTATCAAGAACAACGAAAATTATGGACCTGATAATTGCCGCGGGGCTACTCCAAAACAACAAAGTATGAATAGACGTGGAGTTACGCTATATAAGTACAACGGGCAAGAAATGGTGCTAAAGGATATATGTCAGTCACTAGGTTTGGCCTACCCTACCATTCAAAGAAAGAAACATAATGGCACCCCCCTAGTAACTTTACTAGGATTTGAGACAGAGATAATACCATGACTGAGAACATCTACGAAGAACATCAATCCAAGGGACTACTATCGCGCCCTTATCTCTTTGAACTAGTAGAGGCTGGCGTTATAGAGAACTCTCTACCAGAACACATGAATCAGACCAGCATAGACATAACGCTGGGCGACACTATTATGCGTGAGGTTCACCCGGACAACATGGGCACAGTAGTTGCCGAGTTTAGAGATTTGCATGAAGTGTCTCTTCGGGGGCGCGACCCCCTGAACATGACTAAAGTAACCGTTCCAGATAATGGCATCGTACTGGCACCCGGAGAGTTTATTCTGGCTTGTTCGGAACAAATATTCAACCTTCCCCTTGACATAACTGCACAGTATGCGCTAAAGTCCAGCATGGCCAGAATTGGCCTAGAGCATCTAAACGCAGGTTTTTGCGATCCCGGCTGGTATGGTTCTGCTCTCACATTAGAATTGAAAAATGTAACTCGGTTTCACAAGATTCTTTTGCACAAAGGCGACAGGATAGGTCAAATGCTCTTCTTCCATCACTACCCTGTAGACGAGGCACACAGCTATGCCAAGATGGGCCGCTACAACGGCGACAAAACAGTAGCAGGGGTAAAGCTTTGAAGGTACTCGGCATAGATTCGTCCACCAAGACAGGTCTAGCTATGCTGGACGGAGACGAACATCGTGTAAAAATGGTGACTTTTCCTAAGATAAAAGGCTTTCAAAGGGTAATGTCTATAGAATCAGAGGCAGAAAGAACACTCGATCTCTGGCAACCAGATCACGCGGTTATAGAGGCGTACAACCTACGCAATAAATTTTCTTTAGTCGATTTAGTGGAAATCGGCACAATTTTTCGCCGAGCACTGTACCGGCGTGGTATTATCTGGTATGAGGTTCCCCCAACCACACTAAAAAAGTGGGTGACGGGCAGCGGCAAGGCAGAGAAATCTGATATGCTGGCTTCGGCAACCTCGAAATGGGGCTTTCATAGCCCTGATGACAACATTGTTGATGCTTACTGCTTGAGCAGGCTAGGAAGTCTTCCTATAGAAGAACTATTGGCCATCAAAGGGGTAAGTCGAGTAGCATAGATCACTGAGAGGTCAAGGAGTGACCGCCATGAAGTACGGAGCCTACAAAACCAACGCATTCAAAACCCTACAGCCCAAAGCCGCAAAGCTTGGACTTCGCGTTCTCTCGAAGAACACACTGCACGTCAACCAGTCCAAGGCGATTCTGGGCCTAAATGTGGCTGTTGGCGAGCTTACCTCTGCTGTAACCCCGTATCTTTTGGGCGCACAGTTGAAGCCGGAACTCAAGACGGCGGCTGTTGGGCCTCTCGGTGCTATCGGGTTCAATGTTGTGCTTCTGGCACGGCTCACCAAGGTGAAATCTCCGTCGGCTAAAAAGAAGATCAAGCTGAAGAAGGGCACCTATCTGGAGGCGTACATCACTCTGGTACAGGCCAGCAACGCTCTTCTGAACTACGTTGACGGCGTGTTCCTTGGACCGGCAATGAGGACGGTTACGAAGGAAGTGACCAACCCCGGCACCGGCGAAAAGTCGATGCGCGAGGTACTGGCCATTGATGTAGATCAGGAGAACCTGAACGAGCAAGAGCGCCAAAAGCAGGTTGCGGCTATGGTTGAGAACCTGACAACGGCTTTCTGGGCATTCGCCTATGCTTATACCGACCAGACTCCGATGGAAATCTTCGAGGAGCATATGCCTAAGCTGATTCAGGCTTACCCCGGCATTGCGTTTGTTGAAGACACCGAGACCGAGACCGAGCCGGTTGAAGAGGAAGTAGTCACCGCCGTCTAAAAATAAATTTGCAATCAATTGCAAATTTCTTGACGAACGGCGATAAAAGGGTTACTATCTTTCTAGGGCATCACGCAAACTATCTTCACCAACGAAATTTGAGGTAACAAAATGTCGGATACCGCAGTCATCGATCCTACCACTACCGAAACACCCACCGCGAACACCGCAGTGGCTGAGGCAGCTACGCAGACCGTGGCTGTCGGTAAGGCAACCAAGCACGCAAAGTCGGGCGACATCATCGCGGACATCGCGGTTGAAGTCGAATCTCTTTCCAAAGTCAAGGCGCTGAATGAGGCTGATCGACTGGCAACCACCGTTGAAATCTCCTATCTGCGTCTGGGCGGCGTCCTGAAGCTCATCAATGACAATTCTTGGTTCGACGGCTACCCTGACTTCGGCACGTTCGTTGAAGAGAAGTATGGCTTCGCCATCCGTAAGGCCAAGTACCTAATCGACATCTACACGCATCTCGTCACCAAGATGATTCCGTGGGAGAAAGTCCAGCATCTCGGATGGACTAAGCTGAAGGATTTGGCTCCCGTTCTCACGCTGGAGAATCTCGATGAGTGGGTAGCAAAGGCTACGCCGCTGACAGTCAAGGAACTTCAGGCCATCCTGAAGCCCGCATCGGCAGAAGGCGAGAAGGCCAACGCAACCACTTCGGACACCGTGAAGATTACCTACAACTTCAAGGCCGATCAGTACGATGTAGTTGCCAAGGCGACCGCCAAGGCCAAGGCCGAACTGGGTACGGAGTTCGATACGGTTGCAGTTGAGAACATCATGAGCGGCTATCTGGGCGGCAACACTGCCGTGGCTTACTCTCTGGATGATGTCATCAAGTCGGCTGGTTTCAATGCTGTCATGGAGCGAGTAGGCGAACTCTTCCCCGAGTTTGATATATCGGTCGGACCTGCCGCTGGTACGGAAGTAACCAATCTGGAAGGTTTGGACTCCGGTCCTGATGCAACCGAACTGGCAACGGCGTAACCACCAACGCAACACAACTAGAAGGGCGGCACAACCTGTATGCAAAGGGTTTAGCCGCCCTTTTACCGTTAAAAGTATCAAGTGTGCTTAAAACCCTCCCAAAAAATACAAAGGAAAGAGAATGAACAAGATCACATCCCTGTCTATAGCAGGGAAACAAGCTGATCTCCGTAATGCTTTGATGGGGGTGGCGAACTCAGGAGCTTACTCGGAAGGTCTGTCACTTCTAAACCTTGAAAAAGAATTCTCAAAGATGGCAAGAGGCCATGCAGCAATAGCAGTGAACTCAAGAGGCTCTGCACTTCTAGCAGCCTACAAGTTCTATCGCTCGCAAGGACACAAAGCAGTAGCAGTACAGAACAACACGTTTGCAGCAGTGGGGGCGATGGCGCTAGAAGTAGGAATGAAAGTCTACCTAGTGGATTCATCTCCAGCGTGTCCTGCAATGGGAATCGACTCTCTAAGAGAGGTTCTGGACCGCACTCCCTCTATCAAGTTGGTAGCTCTAACCCATATCGGGGGGATGGAAAGCCAAGATTACCCCAGCATCCTAGAATTGTGTGAGAGCAGGGGCATAACCCTTATAGAGGACTGTTCTTCTGTGTTGGGAATAAGAGATAGTTACTTCCCACCCGGCTCAGGCTCAGACGCAGCTATATGGAGTTTCCAACAGACATCCATACTGCCGGTGGGGGGCGGGAGCGTAATAACTACTCCCAACCTAGAACTAAGAAACCACGCCAGACTATTCAGAAGCTATGGAAAGCAGATAGCTAACGGTCATCTTATATACGGGGAAGGCCAAGACCTGAGAATGAGTGAATGGGAGGCAGCAGTGGCCTTAGTTCAGCTAAAACACCTACCAAACGTGCTGGCGGCAAGAAAGAGAGACTATGAAGCTCTGCAATCAATTGCACCGCCTCTCTTAAACTACAAAACAAACTACCAAAGTTACATGGTAGAACCAGTGTACGCAAACCAGAGACACACACTGCCCTCACATTACTCGCTATCAGAACAGTTAGCAAATAGCTTGCCAAAAAAAGACCTAGTAATACCAAACCTACAACACTCCGCTCGATGGGCGCAGGGTCATAGATGTTTACTAATAGGGGAAGGTATCTACGACAATCAAACCCCGGAAGAAATAATCATCACCCTCTCTAAGGTACCAATCGATCTCAGAAAAGCTAACCTGAGAACTAACCCAAAACCCCTAGCCAAGCCACAAGCACCAAGAATCTACAAGTCTAGGTCGCTGGCCCAACAAGAAGAAGACAGGCTAAGAGAACAACAAGATATACACCTGATACCAGACCCCACGTTTTCTATGTTTGAACCTCGCCCCCAAGAAGAGCTAAACACCGATACCAACCCCAGTAGCAACCTAAGCGGTGATGTAGATGGCTATCTGATACAGGACCAGAAAGACTAGTATCTAATGGCAATCTACAAAACGCTCTACAAAAAAACGGCACACCTAACCCCCAGCAAAACCCATCAAGAGCACCTAGAGCAACCCAGATCAAACCAGCACTATCCCATAACACCTACCAAAATGAGGAACATATGCCCACAGAACCCCAAAAGTACAAACCCCACCCAAACCCTGAACCCACCGAACCTACCACACCCAACCCCCAAAACACCCTTACTTCTTCTCTTCTGGACAGGGCTAAGCAAGCGGACGCGGCGGCATCTCTAGGGGTTACGTCTTTGCCACAAGACAAGGAAAATACGAAGGCGGAACTGAAAGCCCAAGAGCGATCTCCACAACACAAAGCTTTAGACGCCTACTATGAACAGCAATCTGACTATGCTGTTCTAGAAGAAGCTGAGGCTAGGGCTGCGGCATTTGCGCGGGGAGACAATCCTTACAATGCCAATATAGATACTCGTACTGAATACGAACGCAACCACCCCCACGAATTCAGTAATGCTGCACCCCCTAATGTTGGCCGATTTGACGCCCCTGACATAGATGAAGACTCCGAAACCAGACCAGACCCCAAAGACCCCCACGGCTTGCAATTGATTGCAAACGAACTAGGACGCACGCTGGTAAGAAAGAATGCGGCCTACGGTGATTCTTTTTTCAAAGCGGGCGATCACTTGCGCCAACTCTATCCCCAAGGTTTAAAACCAGATCAGTATGACATTATGCTCATACAGGCGCGTAAGTTCGACAAAATGATGAGGGCGGCAACCGATAATGACCCAGACGGAGAAGACCCTTTTCTCGACGACGCTGGCTACTCGATACTTGCTCATGTACTGCGGAGAATGCAGCGAAACAAAAAAGTATAGATTCGTCAAGCCAAACAGAGCAACATTTTGACTTTTCAAAGTGTCAAAACACCGGGGTTTTTTTAGCTAAGTCGTTTAGAATCAACAAACCCACTTTTGCAAATAATTGCAAAAATTCTTGCAACTAATTGCAAAAAATAAACGTTGAAAATAACTCTTGACGAACGAGTACAGGTGTGAGATACTAAATCAGGTCGAAAATCCCGGCAACGGGGCTGGTATCCAAGGGGCTGCATCATAACGGGAGACTAAGTAGTAAGGTGAATGCGCGGCAACCGCGAACTATATCCCGAACTTTCAGGCCGATCACTCGCCACCTTGGACCTAGACCTTCAATCTCAAAGGAGTGAGGAGAGCAACTAATGCTGTACACAAGTCTAAAATTACTTCGCCAGAATTTCGCGTGCAGTGAAGGACGCCAGAACAATTAGCTTGTACTACACACTAGCTAAGTCTCATCTGAATGGCAATCGTCCGATGGTGATAGCCCCCACGCAACTGATCTCTCTTCTGGAAGAGAGACAGGAGCTTTTGAACTTCGCCAGGTATCAGGCGGAAGAGCACGCAAGTTCAAGCACCCTACGCTTGATAGAGCGCATGGATAAGGAGACAGAGTGAAAGACCTTTTTACAGGATTAGCTGGATTGTGCTTGATTATGGCTTCAATAGACAACTCAGGTCTGCACAGTACAGATCAAGCAATGTTGTTCAGTGTGCAAGCAATTGCATTCGCAGTTCTAGCCCATAAGGAGAAGTAAATTGAAAACGCTATTGGTGTACACCGTAGGACCTTGGCTCTGGATCACACAGACAAGAATAAGAAGTAAATGGGAGGTAGTATGTCAGTACAAGCTGTAGTTTGGGGCAACAGAGAGTTGCCTTTGTCTGTCCAGTGTTTTCAAGATGGTACTCTAGTGTGCGCTCTCATAGGCATCAACCTACAAGAAGGCATTGCCGGGTTCGGCGACACCCTTCAAGAAGCTTTGCGCGATCTGGCCGATCTTTTGGTGGCTCTGGAGGCCCACCGTACCGAGTATAGTGAGGGTGCGAGTAGGTCATGAGAAATAGGTAAGTTATGCCCAAGGGCCTATAGCTCAATTGGTTAGAGCAGCGGACTCATAATCCGTTGGTTCTAGGTTCAAATCCTAGTAGGCCCACCAAATATGCTGTTCAGTGTGCGGAGACCAGTACAAGATCATATACACCATTGCTTATGTAAGACAATAAGGAGAATCAAAATGGCAATTACCAAAGACCAAGCATCAGACCTCCACTCTTGTGCAGAAGAAATTACGAAGGCGGCTATAGCTTTGGAGTATGCCCAGATGCGCCTTAAAAAAGCCCAAGAAGCATTTGAGTACCATCTGATACATGCACAGAAAGAAAAGCAAGCATGAAGTCTTGCAATTGATTGCAAAAAACTCTTGACGAACTGCTAACTTAGGCGTATTCTTATTTCAGGTCGCAAATATTCCCAACGGAGTGGGCAAAATGACAAAAACTCAAATCGACAATCTCAAAGCCAAAGCACACACTTTCAACAAGTCTCATTTCAACCACGAAGCTGTTATCGACTGCGACACTCTTCTGCGTTTGATTTATGAGCGGGAAGAGCTGTATCAAGTGTGTGCTTCTGCGGGAAACAGGGGTGGTCTTACGGGCATAGAATTCCGCCGCGCCGAGGTTGTGGGTCATGAATTTAAAGCTACCTCCCGTATCACAACTGATTCAAAGTAAAATCAAGCTTAGGGGAAATCATGACGCAACTTGGCAGGGGTGTAGTAGCTGGCAATTTTGACGGTGGCAACGGTAGCAATTTGTTGCGCGACTCTATCTTAGGAGACACGATCAAAAATCTCTCAGTAGATGACCACGCACTTCATCTTGAACTCACAGACGGGACCAAGGTAAAAGTATTCGACAACTATCAGAATTGTTGCGAATACAGGTATCTGGTCTGTGATGATGATCTCTCTCCGTATCCGGGCGCAAAGATACTAAGCTTTGAAGTTCTTGATGGGCCAACCACAGACGACGGTATAGTTCACGAGATACAGTTTTTGCGGGTTACAACCGACAAAGGCTCGTTCACTATATCAGCGCACAACGAACACAACGGCTACTATGGCGGATTCTGCTTAGAAGTAGTCTTTGACATTTAGGCATCATGAGTGCTTTAAGGTGGAATAACAATTGGCAGCATGTTGTCCTCCAAGATCAATTGGAGTGCAAACACCCGTTACCTTTTGAGGAGAAGCTATGACCGCTGAAGAACTACTTGACGACCTTCTCAACGACGCGCCTCTGGACTTTCTGGGCACTAGCAGCAGTGCAAGTGCGGATTTAGAAGAGGCTGTTTTCAACAAGAAAGTTGCAGTCTTGCGTGAGGCGATACTCAAGCTTGAATCACCTGCACAGGGAAAGTTAGAACGCTAATGGCACTCTCGACACTAGACCCCAACAAGATTTACAATGGACCGGATATGCCCTATAACCAGCCGTGTGAGTTTTGTTTGTATCCTGGCTATAAAGGTGACGCTCACGCCAACTTGACAGATGAGACAATACTTGTAGTGCAGAGTACCACCGACAAATACAACAAGAAGTTATACAAAAGCTATGCTTGTTGCTCTGCTTGCAAAACGGCTCTCGGCCTAATACAAGTGCAGTTAACCACATGACTATGCTAAACGCCCCTTTCGACCCAGCACTTACTGTAAAACCTTGTGTGTTTTGTGGCAAGAACACAGTTCGCAGGTTAGCCGTAACGACGCCAACGGGGCTTTGCTACTATCGGGTTTGTATCTCTTGCAAAGAATGTCTGGGCCTACTCTCAACGCAGCAAAAATAACTGTACTCAGGTGCAGAGTAGTAAAATCGAAGAATGATCCAACAGGAGGCAACATGGAACCTAACACTCTAGAAGTAGGGGTAGACGAGCGCTTTGAGGACGCGCAGGAAAAAAGCGTGTGTAGTACTCAAGAATAATGCAAACTCATGTACCAAGATATACCGCTGTTCAAACGCGAAGCCGCTGTGTCGTTATTGCTTAGTAAAATCACTGAACAAGAAAAAAGAGTGATTATGCTCGCACAGATGAAAGACCCAACCAGCTGGATTACCCCCTATCACTTAACAGGCGGTATGTGGATTCGTAACCAGTTGCGTATGAACGGTATGGATGAGCAGTATTTCGAGGTCGATAACCTAGACTGTATTCAAGGCCCACTTTGGGAAGATGCGCTCTGGGGCATTGTAAAGAAAGGATCAAATGGCTAGTCACTTCAAAGAAGTATGCAGAGACTGCGGTGTAACAGTATCGGAGTGCCTCTGTCCCGACCCCAACAAAACGATCATAAAAGTAACTTGCAAAGCTTGTGCTGCCGCAATACAAGCTCTCCAGACCGCACCGGCTCCGGCTAACGAAGACCCGCTGGCGATCTCCATGAAGTTCCATCAGGCTATGTTCTTGATGGATATGGGCATGAAAGTTTACCGAGAAGGCTGGTTTTCTAGAAGTAGACGCATAGGCAAAGAAGAAGACCGCTTTATTGATTTAGACGGTAATGAAGTAATCACTTGGCCCCCCAACACTAAGGATATGCTCGCCACAGATTGGAAACTATGGAAACAGTAACGGCGATTATTTGTAAGAGGAGTTCGGATAGAAAGACGCCTTGTGTTGAGTGCGCTCGACCGGCTACCCACACTTGTCAGTTCCCGCTCAGGGGTCCAAAGACAGGCCAGTTTTGTGGGCGCAATCTTTGCCCTAGATGTTCCAACAACCTCGATAACTTGAAGTTATGTGACGCCCACGCCAAACTCTACAGAACCGAACACCGACAGGAGAAAGAAAACGATGTCAGGCACCTCTAAGATGAAAACCACAACCACTCTACCTGAATATGTTTCACACAAGCATGTGTGGGCGGCGCAGATCAAAGCAGTAAAGATTTTCGATATTCCTGAAGGATCAGACAGTCCGGTAGAAGGCAAGATCACTAAGCTGGCCGTTCTCGATCTCGGCGAATACGGCTACAACGTAGAAGTAGATTACGCCAACCGACCTGTACCTGAGGCGGGCATGTACTATGTCAAGTACGAAGACGGGTATCACTCGTTCTCTCCGGCGAATGTTTTTGAGAACGGATACAGCCTCAATGAGTTGGGTTATTTCTTTGACTTTGGGGTAGCTATACAGTTTCTCAAAGCAGGAAAGCTTGTGGCGCGAAAAGGCTGGAACGGTAAAGGCATGTTCTTGTATTATGTTCCTGCCAGCAAGTTTATCGTCAATCGCGCTCCCCTTCTCGGCATCTTTCCCGAAGGAACTGAGATCAACCATTGTGCTTGGCTGGGCATGAAAACGGCAGACGGCAAGTTTGTACCTTGGCTTGCCTCACAGACTGATATGTTGGCAGAAGATTGGGAGGTAGTTACCTAATATTGTCTTGTCAAAACTAGCTCAGTAAGCTATGCTGAGATCACAGCTTGCAATTGATTGCAAACACGCACTACCAACCGAAAGGAGTCGGATTATGTCAGATAGCACTGTAGTAGAGAAGGCCGCGTCCGCCGTTGCCGCAAGCACCGGACAAGACATCGCACAGACAGCCGAACAAGAAGTCAAAAACATCTTAACCGACATCAAGACTGAGGCTGAAAACATCGTCGCCGATGCTAAGGCTGACGCTGTGAAGGTCGAAGAAAAGCTGGAACCTGAAGTCGTCAAGGTCGAAGCTGACGCCGAAACAGTCAAGCTCGATACTGAAAATGCTCTGCACCGGGCATGGGCCAACGTGGTCTGGCTTGAGCAGACGGTTCAGCATTTTGTGGTCGAGGGTTGGAAGAACGATGTTGTGACCAAGCTGGAATCTCTGAAGGCCGATATAACCGGCCATGCAGCGGCGGCTGGCACCCCGGTACCTACCAACCCATCAACCAAGTAAGCATCTAACCTATTGAGGGCTGCTTGTGTGGGCGGCTCTCATAGTGTCGTATGACACGATACCAACCCCCAACCTGAATCAGGAGAGCTACAAATGTCACTTCTTCCCGCAGAAGCAGGTAACACCCTCGTCTATACCGGTACCCTTGCCCCATCCGGAGCTACCTTCCCGAGCGACACCGTGTTTGCCCTCACGTCCAGCGACCCTACGGTAGTGCCGACCGTTGATGTCACTGGCCTTATCGTCACCATTCCTCTGCCGACCGGATTCTCCGACAGCGATACCGCGCCTCTGACCATCGGCTACTCGGCAACCAGCGCCAGCACGTCGATGAGTCTGACGGGTTCTATCACTCCCACCGTCCCCCCCACCGTCCCCCCGGTGTCTGTAATTCTCCCCACCGGTATCACCTTCACACAAACCGTTTGAGCAGCGTAATCTTGCAGTAGGTGAATAATCATGAAGAAAACTCTTCTCAACATGCTGCAAAAACAAGCAGAACATGCCTCTGATCTGGTGGAGGAACTAACGCTAGGCAAAGAAATGGACCCGGTTCGCCTTGAGATGTTGGCGGGGCAGGTTCTGGCTGAAAACGAACGCCTCTACAAGATGATTGATGATGCCCCGGATGGCATACTGCCTATGGAAATCACTTTCACTCAGACGGTATAGAATAAAGCCGGGGCGCTCCCACAGGCTCCGGCGTTTTTATGTTCTAAGAGGACAAGCAAATGTCTACGGCACAAGAAAAAACAGCCAATCTCAAGCGCATCAACATTCCCATCGAAAAGCTTATCCCCAATAAGCAGAACCCGAATGAGATGTCTGATGCTGAGTTTAATATGTTAGCTGACAACTTCGAGAAGACTGGCTTTACCGACCCCGCACTAGTCCGCGCTCTCCCTGATGGGAACTACCGAATAGTTGGCGGACATCACCGGGTCGAAGTAGCCAAACTCTACGATTTCAAAGAGATTCCCTGCACGGTAATAGACGACCCCGACTTCGACGAAGATCAAGAAAAGTTTCAAGTTGTGAGAATGAACGTAATCCGGGGCCGTATGTCGCCTCAGAAGTTTTTAGATTTGTTCAACTCTCTCGGAAATAAGTACACCCACGACATCATGCAGGAGGCTTTTGGTTTCACCGATCAAGAGCAGTTCAACAAGTTAGTAGGCCAGATGGCTACTAGCTTACCCAAAGAGATGCAGAGTGAGTTCAAGAAAGCAGCCGAAGACGTAAAGACAATCGACGGACTTTCAAATCTATTGAACTCGATGTTTGCCAAGTACGGCGACACTCTACCCTTCAATTACCTCTTGATGGACTACGGAGGGAAGGATAGCATCTGGCTACGGATGCACGGATCGTCTCGGAAAGAGTTGCTCGATTTGGCCAAGCACTGCCTGTTGGCGGGCGTCACACTCGATAGTGTAATGACAGGGGCGATCAAGCATGTTCTCAAAGCCGAAGATGTACGCTTGCAATTGATTGCAAACGGCGTGAAGGCACAGTTCAAGAACGGCACTACTCTTCCTATCGAAGAGAATGCCGTTGTCGAGCAAGGTTCGGAAGAATAACTCCGAAGTACCGGCATCAAACCACTACTTACCTACGCAGGGAGAACACAATGGCAAATGTAATTACTTTCAGAAGCAGCAGAATCGTCTACTACGGGCCGCATCCGTGTGATAATTGCGGCGTCAACATAGCTAAGATGGGCGCAGAGTGGGGAGGCACGGCATTCACCTACCCAGAGGGGCCGGTTTATCCCAACACTGAATGGAACCCTCACGTATGCGACCCCAAGAACGTCTACAGCAAATTAGCTGAAGAAGACAAACAGAAAGTTTTGATGGCGTGGCCAAAATCTCATCCTGTAAAAGTTGGTGATAGTTGGTTTATTGCTGCGGGTGAGGGTCTAGAGAGTGACGACACCTATCACATAATTAGCATGAACCAAAACTATTGTGACTCTCCAGAAACGGCTTGGAGAAGTGCCTTCGACCGGCTTTACAAGAACAACCCGACTTGGCATTTGCACATGAAGGCCGGTAGCGAGGCTCTACAAACGCTGTAACATTTAGGGGGCTGGGCGACTGGCCCCCTACTTCAGGAGGTAATGATGCAAGATTTTGGGAAATGCAACAGACCGCCTTACGGCTGGTACTGTACTCGGGTCTTCCTTCACTCAGGGCCGTGTGCTGCTAGGGAAAGAGGGTGGCACTACCTCTACCGAAAATCGGTACGGTTCGTGTGCTACCTGAGGGGCTGCGACAATATGCTTCAGGAGAACTATTGCGAGCGCTGTGGGAACCGAGATGAATTGATTTACAAGGCTTCGTCATGGCACCGGGCAAGAATGTGGGGTAGAGATCATGGGAATAGCGGCATACAATAACTTACAGAATCTAGGAGAAGAGAAGTTTCGCCGCATCACGAATCAACTCTTGCGCGGGCAACCAGCTATGAATCTGGCGAGAGAGATACAAGGCAAGTGGGGCGATCTCAATGGAATAGCAGAAAAGACCCTCACCCAGCAGCTTACTCGCCTCAAGGCTACTCTAATCAAAGACGGGCATCTCGGTCCAGTACAGAAACTGGCACTCGAAGAAGCCGGTGAGTTGAATCTCAAGCTATTGCGTAAGTCCAGCATCAAGGTTCTAGAGCATCTCACCCCGATGGCTGAGATTTACGAAAGGCGCATCCAGCTTCTTTGGGACAGGGAAAAAGAACTCAAGATGCCTATGTCTGGCTTGAACGCCGTCATGAAGGATTACACCGATCTCCTAGAAAGAATTCAGAAGATTCAGTTTGACCTCGGTATCGACGAGTACAAAGGCATTCTCGGATCGGTACGCACGGCTACTCATACGGTAATGAACCCTGACGGTTCAAGTGACTACCGGCAAGTCACTGAAATAACCAACAACATTCGGGATATTATGAACAAGCGCGGCGTATACGGGAGATTAGAAGATGGCTCTGATTTGGAGGGATAAGGCCAATCCCAACCCAGCGCCAATCCAACCACCAATTATAGTTGGCGGCGACGAGAAGTATTGGCAGCGCCCGATGCGTATTGAAACGCTGGACAGATTCAGCGAGCAAGTTCTGGAGTACCTGCAAAAGTATCTCGGGGGCGGGCCGGGTAGACAGGTCTGGTTACAGGCGCAAAAGATGCCTGATCTCCGTGAGCGTCATCGCCTGTACATGCAGATCGTAGCTGACATAGAGATAGGCTTGAACGGCAATACCTTTGAGTCCAAAAAGATAGAAGAGTTTGCCAAGTGGAAATGGCAACCGGTTGGTGTAGAAGAATTCGTTTGCGGCGAGTATTATCTGAACAAGCGGGAAGAGATGTACCCGGCTGTTCTCGAAGAGTTAAAAGAAATCAACAGCGGCAAGTATGTCGAGATCGTACTTACCGGAGGTATCGGCAGTGCTAAGACAACTTGTGCGCTGTATACCACGGCCTACCAGTTGTACCTGCTGAGTTGTATGCGGTCTCCGCATAAATCTTTCGGGCAGGATTCGTCTGCTGAACTCCTCATCATCTTTCAGTCTATCAATGCTAAATTGGCCAAGAACGTAGACTTCGCTCGCTTTCGGTCAATGTTGGAGGGGTGTCAGTATTTCAAAGACAAATTTCCTTTCAACAAAGGCATCGAATCGAAGATGGTGTTTCCCAACCGTATCGAAGTAGTGCCGGTATCAGGAGCAGAAACAGCGGCCATTGGTCAGAACGTCATCGGCGGCGTCATCGACGAATTGAACTACATGGCAGTTGTAGAAAAGTCTAAGGCGGCAGTAGACAAAGGAACCTATGACCAAGCGGTACTACTCTACAATTCCATCTCCCGGCGTCGTAAGTCACGTTTCCTCTCAGGCGGGCAAATCCCCGGCATACTTTGTCTCGTATCGTCAAAGAAATACCCCGGCCAATTCACGGATAGAAAGCAAGAAGAAGCCAAGACAGACTCCACGATCTATGTCTATGACAAGAGAGTTTGGGAAGTAAAACCCCCCGGCACCTACACAGCCGGTTGGTTTCGTGTGTTTGTGGGGGATATGACTCGCAAGCCTCGCATTCTTACGATAGACGAGGAACTGGACGACGAAGACGAGCACCTGATTCTCCGGGTACCCAAAGAGTATGAAGCTGACTTCAACACAGACATCATCAACGCTCTGCGCGAGATCGGTGGCATCTCTACTCTGGCAAGGCACCCCTACTTTTTAGAAGTTGAGAAAGTAAATGCTTGTTTCGGTAGGCATCATTCGATCTTCGACACAGACGAAGTGAATTTCGTAACTAGTAAAGTAACGCTTCTCAAAGGCGCTTTTTGGAAGCCGGAAGTACCGAGATTTGTTCACGTCGATCTGGCGATCTCTGGAGATGCTGCGGGAGTGGCTGTAGGCTGTGTCACTGACTTTGTAAGCATGAAAGATTTGGGGCGCGGCGATAACGAAGGCATGATGCCCAACATCAGGATAGACGGCGTTCTCCGGGTAGTGCCTCCGAAAAATAGCGAGATTCTCTTCTGGAAGATTAGAGAAGTGTTGATGGCTCTCCGCAGAATGGGCCTGAACATTCGCTGGGTCACGTTTGACTCTTTTCAAAGTACCGATAGCCAGCAGCTAATGCGCCAGCAGGGGTTCATTACCGGGCTTCAGTCGGTAGATGTCATGCCTTGTAAGCCGTATGACTTCTTGAAAAGCGCCGTCTACGATGGTAGACTAAGACAACCCTCACACGCCACGCTCCGCAAAGAGATACTTATGCTGGAGAGAGACGCCAAGACAGGAAAAATCGATCACCCACCAAGCGGCTCAAAAGATTGCGCTGATGCAATCGCTGGGGTAGCTTACGGCTTGACTATGCGCCGCGAGATTTGGGGCGCTCACCATATTCCTCTTGTCATGATTCCTTCTTCTGTCATAGAAACAGGCAACAAGTTGGAAGATGCTAACGAACGCCACAGGCGGAATATTCAAGAGCAGAACGACAACCTTCTAGACCACGAAAGAAGCAGAGCGCGAGTCGCATAGGCGAGTATTATAAGGAGGCAGTATGAACATCCCCACCCCGCAAGAACTTATGGAAAGTCACGAGGGCCGAATACCCTACCTGTATCTCGATATTCTGGGTCTGGTTACAGGCGGCGTAGGCCATATGTTTCCCAACCCCAATGCTGCCAGCGTGGCGTTTGGGCAGGATATGACGGATGTTTTCAACACGGTAAAAGGCATGGCCGCTGGCATGACGGCTTCGCACTACAAGTATCCCGGCTGTCCACAAATGACCGACCAGCAGATAGACGATCTCTTGGACAACGACATCGCCCTTATGCAGGGACACGCTCGCCAGACTTTTCCGAACTTTGATACCTTCACTAATGGCCAGCAGCTTGCTATTATCGACGCTTTGTTTGAGATGGGGCCGAACAGATTTGCCGAGTTTCACAACACCATAGCTGCAATCAACCGGGGCGACTGGCAGGGCGCGGCGGCAGGATTCAGAAACTCGGCATGGTATAGTCAGAACACGGCCAACGTAGAACGTGACATCGGTTTCATGCTGGCCTAGTTTGCAATTGATTGCAAAACCTAACCCACGGAGGGGTGATGGCAGACACTGTAGTTTTCATAGGCAATAACCCGGAAGACTCCTCCATGTATCTCGTAGGTAAGCAGATTGCCGACCGGATACCGGGGGCGGTTATGGCCCGTACTACATCTGACAAAAGTTTAGCCCACGCCAAGTTAGTAATCTGCATTGCTTGGGAATGGACATCACCTCTTCTAAAAGTCAAAAGATTCCTTCACTTTTATAAACTCGTCACGTTTTTAGCTAGCAACTTTGAAGAAGAGTCCCTTCCTGAGAAGTTTCAGATTATAGGTCTGACATTATCGGGATCACTTGTAGTGCATTCTGAGCACACCCGTACCCAGATTTCCACATTTGCACTGAAGTATCTGAATATGTCTACTGTTCGTTTGCTAGCGTCTCGCTTGAACACCCGGCTATATGGAGTAGAGTCAGTTTTTACTTTGTCTCCAGACACAGACAAGAATAACTGGATCGTACCGTACAACCGGATCAATCAAACGCAGAAAGACCTCAACCTGCATCAGGAACTAACAAGCAAGATAGCTTCAGCGATCTCGCTCGGCACCGGAGACAAGTTAGACACGCTGTTCATAGCTTCTACTAACCTCTGGACTAAGGTCAAACCCGCTGAATACCCCGACTATCGATTTGTAGAGCAGCCTAAAAATCGAGATGATTACCGGGTACTCATCCGAGACAGGGGTTTCTTTCTCTGCACCAGTAATTATGAGTCGTTCGGCATATACTATTTGGAGCTTCTTTTGACAGGTACTATAGGCTTGTTTGTGGATAAGCCTTGGGTACGCTTCCAATTACCCAATTACAAGCACATATACAGCGCACAGGACATTCCAGCAGCCGCGCTTATGGTCTATAGGGACTTCGAGGCGCAAAAACAATACATAGCTACCGAAGTAGCTCCTTGGATTCGCAAGACTTACGATCTCGACAAGTTTGTGCAAGGTTTGCAATCAGTTGCATCTACAGAGGTAGCCCAGTAATGAGATACACAGTTCATCAGCCTATGATCTTCCAACCTATCTACCTTTGGGCTAGATTCGCATCGGTGCAGCAGCTTGTAACACTTGGTAGAGATATGTCTAAGCAGGACGGCTGGCACACCCGCTTCAAGATTCATGGGCGAGGCCACATCATTGTTATTCCCGTCTCTCTGAAAGACCGGCGCGGCAAAAGAATAGAAGAGTTACATCTACATGATCCAAAGGCTTTTTTCTCGAATCTGGCCAAGACCCTGAATCAGCATTACTCCAGACAGCCTCAATTCAACGCGGTAATGGACCTGATATTCAGCAATGGTATGTCGGATTTAGACCACTTCGAGACCTACTGCAACTTGTTTGCTTACAGGGTCATTACCTATCTGGCGCTTCCGCCCATCATGGGGGGTGAGCAGTCTTTGGGCCTTGAAAAACCCGCAGACGCTAGCACTTGGCTGGCGGACATCGGCCTAAAGATAGGCGGCACTGAGTATGTTTGCGCTGCCGACGCTACAGAAAAGTACCTCAAGCCGGGTGCCTTCTATCAGGCAGGCATAGTTTTGTCTCCCCAAAAGTATGTCATGCCGCAATACCCCGGATGTCTAGACGCTGAGACCTCGATCATCGATCTTTTGATGAGATGCTCTATCGACGAAGCGCGAAAGGTGTTACTGCCTTGAGAGTTATCATAGACCCGGTATACACCAATAGTATCAACCGCTGTGCTAGCGCAGTAAAGATGCGTACTTGCGTAGAGCACATCCTAAACCAGACTACAGACGTGTTCTTTTATTGGTTCATTCCCTCTGGACTAACAGAGGAAGAACGCGAGTGGTTGCCTAAAGACTCACGCATAGGCTACTTCGAGCTTACCTACTTTGAAGACAGGTACAAAGAATACTGGCACGCTTCGGACGAGTATCGCCGAAAAATAAGTTTCTCTGGCGCTCTATGGGATGCCGACATAATCCTGACTAATCGTACTACCCTCGTACCGTTCATACGCTGGGCGATGCAGGGTGCAAGCACGATCATGAACTGGGGTAAGTTCATAGTCCTGATCGAAGATATGCCTTTGATGTCTTTCAAGATGTTTGTGCTCAAAGTTTGTCCGAGAGAAGCCGACATCGCTAGTCTTTCCAGTTACCTCACGGCCTATCGCACTCTCCTCTCGTCTTTCTGGGAGAAAAAGCACATGATAAGCACTGGCAAGAACTACCTGTCTCCGGCCAGTCTTCGGTATCTGGACAACACGATAATTGAGGCAACACACAAGATTCAAACGCCACCGATCCTGAAGACACCAGAGGCCATTGCTCGTACCGTGAGTAGGGAGAAGAAGTTTACGATCTCTTACGCGGGCCGCATGGTAAATCGGGACTTCGTAGATGATAGCTTTGAAGTGCTTTTGAACACTTGGATTCTCGGCGGCAACGATGTTCGGGTTATCCTATGCACAGTTTCAAAAAACTACGGAAGAATCAAGCACGAACTCACTAACATCATCGAGTGGATGCGCCCCAACCGGGAAGAATTCTGGCGCATCATGCGAGAAGACGCCGATGTTGGAGTGTTTATGTCCCGCGACGAAGACTACAGCATGGCCATGCTCGAACCCTTGATGCAAGGCACTCCGCTGGTAATCTTCCGTGCTGAACATGCAGTGGCCAGCATCGGGGCGGACTATCCCTTTTTCATCTCAAACACGAATGAAGGTCTGGCTATCATTCGCATGTTTCAGCAAGATTACTCCGGGATGTACGCCAAGTTTTCTGAGTGGAGTAAGACTTGTTTCACGCCGCTTTTAGCTGAGAGAAACAAGAGCTACATACCCAACCATGTAATGACGGTCTTAGAAGAGTGGCGAGAAGCTCAGAAGAAAGCAAGAACCCAGTATAACCGCAACGAGATTGTGCAATTGATTGCAAAACACGCTCCCGAAACAGGCCCTTTCGATATGATTGAAGTTCTCAAAGAGCAGGAGAAGAAGAAAAACCTGCGGAACCCTATATCATGGAAAGCAGAAGAACAGTTTGACGATCTTAGACTAGGGTTTGGCACCCACTTCGATATGTACCGCATGGGCATGTTTATGTCTGGGTTCAAAGATGCTGGGCCTAGACCCGGTTGGATGGAGCGCGTATGAAACGAGTTCTTGTAGTATCTCCTCATGCCGACGATGCTGAGATCAGTTGCGGCGGCACTATCGCTCGGGTAATAGCGGAGGGCGGCGAAGTTTGTGTGGCCCTGATGACTGCCGGTTCTGTGAAATTTCGACACTCCGGCGATGTTCCTACCTCCGAACGTATCCAAGAGTTTAATGCTTCAATGGAGAGTCTGGGAGTTCAGTATTCTCGGGTATTGAGTTTCGATCTTGACGGCAAGATGTACACGGCTCCGCAGTCTAACTTCGTGTCACAGCTAGACGATTTTATTGACAGCTTCAAACCGGATACGATCTTAGTACCCCTACCGTCATCTCATCAGGATCACCGCTACGCATGGGAAGTTTGTCTTGCAGCTACTCGTCCCAACATCAGTAAGCATCAGCCGCAATTGATTGCAGCTTACGAGTACCCACTCTCTTGCTGGTATAATGGGGGTTTTGAGGCTGGCAAGGGCGGCATGTACGTTGATGTGAGCAAGTATTGGGACAAGAAGATTGAGGCATTGAAACAGTACAAGACCCAGATGCGGGGCGATCAGAGTTTGATTTCTATACGCTCGGTGGAATCCCTAGCTACGCAAAGAGGGCTTGAGTCGGGAGTGGATAAAGCCGAACTAATGCACGTTTTGAGACTGCACTATTGACTGCGTAAATAATACTCTTGACGAACTGTTTTATAGGTGGTACTATTCCTTATGGCTCTCATTTATAAGGACTTACCTCTAATTCGTCTCCGGTCATCTTCCGATCCAGATAAGTGGTATACGATAAACCGCACCCAGAAAACTTGTACCTGCTACGGCTTCACTTCCTCCGGCCACTGCTCGCATCTGGACAAAGTTGGCCTGTACGAGAACAAATCTCCTACGACATCTAAGCACCCAACTTTCAGTCAGGCACTCTCTGGTCTGGTAAAGACAATCAGAATGCGTGAAGTACAAGAGGCGATCTATTGGCTGGTTTACCTCAACGACTTCAAGGACACACCCAAGCTTACTCGGGTAGCTGCAAGGTTTCGCATCGCTCGCCGCATCTTGATTGCCGCTGCTGAGGACGGGCATTCTGTGGCTGTTATGGAAAAGGTAGTTAGCAACTTCAGTAATCTGGTAAAAGTAGAAACACCTATTCTGTATCTGGCCGCTGAAATCGTCCGTATCTGTAAACAACCGTCGTGGTGGGACGCATCTACAGGGGGCCATGATTACATCTGGCACTCCCATCAAGGGGATAGAATCTGGCAATCAATTGCAAAGACCTACACAGAAGAACAAGCCAAGGCCGAACTAACCCAAGCTACCCTAGACGGAGATAAAACTAAGGCGTTGGGCATAGGCTTTGCGCTTGGTTCCGTAGGTTTGTCTTCTACACGACAAGCAGAATTCGTGTTGGGTTTAGCTGAAGAAAGACAAAACGATTTGGCTGTTAGGCTATGCAGGGTTCATCTCAAGGCAAAGTCGGCTCTCTCCGGTGACAACAATTTCATCAGTCAAGCAATTTGGGTTCTGGCTGGTGGCTCACCTACCAATCCCGACGCTATAGATCACGTTGTAGCGGGCGAGGTAATGGAAAAATTAGATCAGGCTTACAAAGATTGGAAAACCCCGCACCCTATACCCTCCCATTACTGTGATGGCGTTCATTGTGCAGGTAACGACCGGCGTTATGCTGGCTTGCTTATCGATATGTGGGCGGTGTGTGAGGCGTTTAACCACTACGGCAACATAAACCCCGATAACAAGTGGCTTTACCCCACTTTTTACCCTCTTACGGGTCTGGACTACCATTTAGTTTAGGAGTAATCAAGTGGCTGTTTACGTCGATCCTCTGTATGTCTAGATCACTTTTTATAGATGTCGATGGCGTAGTCGCAGATTTTGACACGCTGGCGGAACAAGTATTCAAGATGCCTCGGCGCACGGCTGAGAAGGTATTTGGTATGGAAAGATTCTGGGCCAATCTTCAGTCGTACCCCGGAGGCTTTTATCGCCAGCTTCCTCTCTTGCCTGATGCGCGGCTCTTGGTCAGAGCCTTGAAGCAGTACAATACGACGTTTCTTACCGGCTTACCTAGAGGCGGCTGGGCTGAGTCTCAGAAGCTTGCGTGGCGGGACGAACACTTTCCCGATATGCCTATGATTTGTTGTTCCTCGCCGGAGAAGAAGAATTACATGAAACCCGGCGACATCTTGGTTGATGACTGGCCTCGGTATAGGGACTTGTGGGAGAACGCAGGAGGCGTATTCATCTTGCACACCAGCGCAGTGGACTCTATCGAGCGCGTGAAGGCCATATATGCAGCCGACGAAAATATTGCAATTGATTGCAAATACCTCTTGACGAACGCTTTCGCTAGGCGTACACTTATTTCAGGTCGCAACAATAACCCAACGGAGTGGGCATGAAACTCGAATCACGCGGAACAGAAGTTGAAATCTACGGTGCAGAGACTGAAGAAGCAACCTTCGCCATCGCTACATCGGCCATCGCCTTTCAGACCCTGAGTTCCAAGTTGTACTCAGATGTAACAACGGCGATCATTCGGGAACTGGCTTGCAACGCCTACGACGCCCATGTAATGGTTGGACACAAGAACAAGCCTTTCGATCTCAACCTGCCCACCGCTTTCAATCCTGAGTTCGTTATCCGTGACTATGGTCCGGGTATGTCGGACGAGCACATCCTTAGCTTGTACTGCACTTACTTCTCTTCTTCAAAGCAGGACACCAACAAGCAGATTGGTGGTTTCGGTATCGGCAGCAAGTCACCGTTTTCGTATACAGACGGCTTTACGGTGATCTCGTATCAGGGTGGTGAAAAGCGTACTTACTCGGCCTATGTGAATGAGAACAAGATTCCGGCTGTTGTTCGGCTCTCCACCGAAACTACCGGTGAACCCGATGGTCTGGAAGTCAAGTTCCCAGTTCAGGTACAGGATGCCGCTGAGTTTGAGAAGAAGTCCCGCGCTGTATTCGAGTTTTTCGACCCCCTTCCCAACATCAACCGACAGGATTTTGTAGTCCGTAAAGCTGAGTATTCCCTTTCGGGTAAGAACTGGAAGTTGCGTAAGAACGCTGACTATCTCAACGGAATCCGCATAATCCAAGGCATGGTGCCTTACAAAGTTGAAGGTTTTCAGGGGCTGGCGCTGGAAGATAAAGAGAAAGCAGTTCTTCAGTTGCCTCTCGACATCTTTCTGCCTATCGGAACTCTGTCCCCAGCCGCTACTCGGGAATCCCTCACTAATGACAAAGACACCGTGGCCAAGACCCGCAAAATCTTGCTGGCCATCTACGATGATTTGACCGCCCATATTGAAGAAGGCTTGACTCAGTACACTTCCGGCTGGGATAAGTTGGATCATCTGCGTAAGTTTGCAGACTATCCGACACTCAAGAACCTCGTTCTGGCCGTTCGCAAGAAGGTAGTCGATGATCCTTCTCTTTTCCGGGTACGCAGGGTTAGTCAGATCGATTACCCTCTTATCAGCATCTCCACTTACACCAAGAACTGGAATGGGGTTAGCTCCCGGCCTTTGTTTGAGTCACGCTACGGCAACATGATGCAACTCAATCTCCTAGATGACAAATCGCCCTTTTGGAAGGAGCAGAAGTACGTCATCGTGGATCGCTCATGGGGTGGGCACAAAGATGTTGAGCATAACTGCCGACAGGGAAAGAACAATAACGAGATTGTGGCCATCAAACCGGCTATCCCCGAAGTAGACCCCTTGAAGTTTGATATGCAAGCGTATCTGGACCAAGCCCAGCTTTTCTTGACTGACATAGGGGCCAAAGAATTTGAGATGTTGTCGGATATGGAAAAGGCTCCTAAGCCTGTAAAAGTAACGGGGTCGGCACCGGTAGTAGCAGTAAAGTCAGTTGTGTTCTCCAATCATGTTTATAACTGGAGCGGTATGTGGCACCGCACGGCGAATGTTTTACCGGACACAGGCACTCACTTCTACGTTACGGGGGTACAGGGCAAGCCGCAGGGTTTCTCCAACACCTTAAGCAGTATCGATTTCAAGAGGTTTGTAGAGCGAGTAAAAGAACTTGCTTTTATCGATATTAAGCCTGCAGACGACCTCTACTACTTCACACCGGCGCAAGGCCCACCAAAGAAGACTAAAGCAGTATGGATTGATTTGGTGAAGCACGTTGAGGAGAAGTGCTTAGAGTATGTGAACGACCCGGCCAACAAGTACATCGTCTACGAAGACGAGTACATTCTCCGTAACACTTGCTGTCTCAGCAGCAACTTTGACGACGAGAAATTCACTAAGCGTCTGGCCCCCTACTCTCTGTACTTGAAGGCTTGCAATCAGTTGCAAGAAATCAAGTCAGCTAGCCGATACATACCAGATAGCATTCGTATCACTCTCTGCGAGTTGAAATCGTCGGAGGCTCTAAAGTTGTTGCCCGGTTTACAAATCACCGACAAGATCAGTATGCGTTCGATGGTCCGGGAACTGAAGGCCACTTATCCTTTGCTCGATAGAGTCTCCGCACCCGATGATTTGGCTGTTTTTTACATCAACTCCGTTGACAACCAACTGGATTTAGATCAGATTTGGATAACGTACTATTCATAATAACTCACAGTTTAATAAAGGAGAACTACAATGCCCGCAAAACCGCAGAACACTATCAAAGGCGCAGTTATGCAGAAAAAGCACATAACTGTGACTTTCGAGGATGGCAAAAGCTTTAGTCTTGACGACACTCAACCGATTTTCGTCAAGCTGAAGGAAGCTGTTCGAGCAAAAGACGGCCTCAAGGCTCGCAAACTGGTCAACGCCGCCGAAGAAGTCGGCGCTTGGTCTGACGGCAAGCTGATCGTAGACAAGCACGATAACGTCTTGTACGACGGCAAGCACATTCACCCCAAGATGCACGCTCGTATGCTGAAGATGGTGCGCGAGAAGGCTCCGGTTGGCCATCTCGTGAAGTTTCTTGACAATCTGTATCAGAATCCCCGCGCCGAGTCGATTCAGGATTTGTACGAGTTCATGGAGGCCAACAATCTGCCACTGACTGAAGACGGTTATTTTCTGGCCTTCAAGACGGTACGAAACGACTACAAAGATCATCACACCGGTCAGATTGACAACAGTGTGGGGCAGACGGTCTTTATCGACCGCAGTAAATGTGAGTTTAATCGTAACCAGACCTGTTCGACCGGCTTGCACTTCTGTGGGCATGAGTACATCGGGGTTATGCCTAGCGGAAAAGTAATGCTAGTCAAGGTCAACCCCCGCGATGTCACCAGCATTCCTACCGACTACAACAATCGCAAGGGTCGTTGCTGCGAGTACACGGTTCTCTCCGAAGTTCGTTACGGCGAGAAATTGGACGGCGTTTTCTTGAAGTCCACGGTGAATACTCGCACTGTGGTTGATAAGCATCGTCCCGAAGGTCCGGTTGTTCCGGCTTTCATGCGCTTTACCGGCGTGACGGAAGCGGGCAAGACGATCTCGGCTCGTACCCTCTCCGATTACGTCAACGCTGGCGGTACCGATGAAAGCTTGAAGATTGCCAAGCCTCAAGCGGCTCCAAAGGCAGAACCGAAGCCCAAGGCACCGGCCAAGGCACTGGCGAAGAAAGCTGCAAAGAAGGTAGCAAAAAAGGCCCTGAAAAAGAAGCTCGCCAAGAAGGCCGCAAAAAAAGCCGTCAAAAAGGCACCGGCAAAGAAGGTTACGCCGAAGGCAAACAAGCCTAAGATCGTAACCCGTGTTGAACCCGTTGGCGAAGTCGTCCTAGAGGTTTCAGTTGCAGGAAACGAAGGAGACAGCAATGAATAAACTAACAGAGCAAGATATTTGGGCAATGGCGGACCATATATCTAAGGGGTTGGAAGATAAAAACCTCGCTGTAACTGACTATCGATTTGTAAGACCCAAAGAAATACCCCGAGAGATTATAGCTTATTGGGTGGCTGAGGAACTAAAAGCATACTTCAACGTGAATCAAGAGGGACAATGACCTACATAGAAAACTTGCAGAAAGCAATGGCCGGTTGGGTAAAAGGAGTTCTCGGACTTCCTTCTTACCTTGACAAACAAAAGCGTGCGCGGCGTGTACTGGAAGAGGCCGCAGAGTTATACCAAGCAACTGGCGGCTCGGTAGCACATGCTCACTGGATCGTAGAAAAAGTGTTTGAAAAACCTGTGGGTGAAGTTCCTCAAGAATTCGCTGGTGTTCTCCTAACGCTGTTGGCGCTGGCAGATAGCTACGACATAAGTCTTGCCGAAGTAGCTACGAAAGAATACAAGCGCATAACGACTATCGACCCGGCGATCATCCAGAAGAAGCAAGAGGCCAAAGACGCCGCTGGCATGTAGTTTTGCAATTGATTGCAAATAATTCTTGACGAACGTCTAAATTTAGAATAGTATCGTTACATGATCCCCCGCACACAAAACCCGAAAAATCGCAAGTTAGAATCTTACCACCCTAGCACCCAGCTTATCGAGTACGTTGTGGTAATCTTTGTGGTGGCGCTCACGGCTATTCTAACAATGTCGTCTCTGGCGGTTCATGTATTTGCTGCTTTCGCGCATATCTCACAATCACTCAACTAACCTCAACGGAGGATACGGTGACAATCGAAGATATTCAAAAACTAGATATTGGGCAGAAAGTAGTATCTTCTATGGGGCTTGAACTAGAAGTAACTTGCGTACACTCTGCCGGATTTTACGTGTGGGTTCCCTTCCTTGGTAAGGAAGGCGGTAATTTCAACATCAATCGCTTTGAAGCAGAGCGCTGGAGATCATTATGAGTTACACCGAGGTAGTAATTTGCGATCAGTGTGAGGTCCATAAACAAGAGGTTAATCACTGGATTATGTACTCTCTTACCGGCCCATCTGTTTCTTTTCGTACTTGGACGAACGATTGGAAGGCTTACGGTCACTTGTGTGGCGAGTCTTGCGCTAGCAAGTTTCTAAGCAAGGCGATCCCAAACCTGTTTGAGCAGGATTAGCATGGCCGTAACCTTCAAGACCGCTGCAAAGTATGACGAGTTTGCCAAACGGCTGGCATTCACTCTATCCGCACGCTACGAGATAACTCAGGAATCAGACAAAGACGAAGAACGTGGTCTGGTCTATCCCGAGGAACTTGCAGTGTTCATTCTGGCAATCATGAACCAAGAAATGGGGTGACTTATGCTGAAAGAGATTATGTGGCGGGTTCTGGTCATGCTAGTTCTCACTGGCTTAGTCGGGACTGTTCTCTATTGCGGTCTAGCGAGTTAGAAAACAGGAGGCTTTATCATGGCGTGGAAAAAAGAGCGTGAAGACAAAGAGCTTAGTGTAAACAAGATCGATGTTGAGACTGCCGCAGTTTACGGCGTGAAAGATTCACACGATAAACTGGTCTGGTTTCCCAAGTCTCAAGTTACTTGCAGACCCCGGCACCCCAACGGCTTCATCCTAACCGTTCCGGCTTGGCTTGCGGAACAGCGTGATTCCCTCGTTTATGAAGACTAGAGACAAGGAGTAAGTCTTTTGGTATCCTTCTTACAGAGGGCCAATCACATGCTGAAATTGCATCAATCCTTGGTTGAAATAGGTGATTTGGAGCGCGAAGTAGCGTCACTACGCGCCGAGAACGATCTAGCCAGATACGAACTATGGAGGAACCACGGACACCCCCCGGCAGCTTTGTATGGCGAACCCAACGATATGTTTTGCAGCTTGTGCCCCAAAGGCTTCAGAGACTGGCGGCGAACCCCCCTAGCTGAACTATTACCTGCTCTTAGGGAAAAACGTGAGTTAGAAATGTACAACGAGTACCTTCGGGGCCTAAATGAAGCTGGAATAAAGACTCCAGTTCCCGTCTTGACGAATCTATAATTAGGTGGTACTATAAACCAGGTACAAAATTACCAACGGAGTGGGAACATGACACGCAACCCTTTCATCATCGCAACGGTTTTCATTCTGGCGCAGTATCTGGAGTTTCGCGGCCATACGCGCAGCAACGCGCATTACATCGCTCGCGGCATCGTCCGCACGGCTGGGGGCTGCTAATGCCCACCGCAGCAGAACTCAAAAAGCAGTACGAGCAAGCCTTATACAAGGAACAAGAAGCTAAGTTGAAGGCCGCACAGAGGGCCAAACTAAAGCAGCAAGAGGAACTGGCGGCGCAGCAAAAAAAGCATGAACATGACGAGATGTTGCTCTGGACCGGCAAGTTGAGGGGTAAGGTAGTGTCTCACGTCATCCTCGATGTTTCCGGCGAAGGCACGATCACTCTTCATTTCACAGACGGCACTAAGTTCGGTGTTACGGCATCCGGCGACTGCGCGACTTACATTATTTACGGGGATGGTGAACTTGGCTACTAAGATCATCAGTGCAGGCTTCAAATATGGCCGTCCTTACGGAGTGGTAATTGACGTTAGGGACTTTGTTAATCCGCACAGTATCTTGCAGCTTCGGGGTCTGGATGGCCACAACCCTCTAGTACAGGAGTACATCCGTCGCACTGTCAACTTTAGCAGCAGGGTTGCTGAACTCACCAAAACAGCCGCAGAAGTTGACGGACCTGTGTATGTCTGTTGTGTTGGCGGCAAGCACCGCTCGGTATACATCGCAACCTTGATTGCACAGTCTATAAACATACCGGTTGAACACAGGGATTTGCAATCGATTGCAAAATAAGTCTTGACGAACGCTCTAAAAAGGCGTAATCTTTACACATAGGCCAACAAAGGCCGTCCCAAGGAGTGGGCATATGCCAAAACTACCGGCAAAGTATCTTGACAAAGAATTGCAATCTACCGCTATAGCCAATCTCAGCGCGGCTGTTTTGCAGTTTACGTCGGCTAAGTCAACAAAAAATGTAGAGTTCGCTGAAGGCTTGATTACGCAGTACAAGCAAAAGGGTGATCTCTCCCCCAATCAATGGCCTTGGGTGTTGGAACTCCCCAAGATAGCTGATGAAAAATTGAAAGCTGCCCCTTCGGGAACGGTCGATCTGGCAACGGCTCTCGGTCAAGCACCTAACGCTATCGATCATCAGCTTCCTCCGATTCATGAGATAGTAAAACCCAAGAAAAAAGTAATTAACATCGGGGAATACGTTCAAGCATTTGGTTTCTTAACACTTGGCCAAAGCAAGTTGCAAAATCCTAAGATTACCCTAACTCGGGGCGACTACAAGTTTACTTTTTCTCTGGTAAAGTACGGCAAGTTCAGTGGCACTATCCGAGTAATGGATGGAATCCCTACTGGCTGGGTTGCAAACATTTTGCCGAACGGCAATCTTATGTACCTATACCCCGGAATATCTACAGAAAAGCGTGAGGCGTTCTTTGATTTGGCCATCGACTTCGGTCTGGACCCCGAACGTACCGTTACCAATAATGGCCAAATCCACGGAATTTGTTGCTTCTGCAACATAGAACTTACCGACCCAAAAAGCATTGCTGCTGGCTACGGCCCGGTTTGCGCCAAGCACTACAATCTGTACGAAAAGTGGAAGAGTGCAGTTGGCAATAATCTTGTCCAAAAGCAAGTAGGGGCTATAATCGACGCTCAGACTAATGGCGCTTACGACGCCAAGAAGAATTTTGAAATAACCGGCCAAGATTTGACGGCAAACAAAGAACTGGTTGCTCCCCACAAAAATGAGTCAATGGTTGCTGACCTCAAACCCAACTACATGACCTTTGATTACGGGGCGCAGGAAGCCAAGATTATGGCTAACGTTGCCGAAAGTTCTCAGGTTCCGGTTGGGCTTCTCAATTGCGTTGGTCTTGAAACAGAAGAAGACATTCCTTACTTGAACAAAGACAACGACCCTAAACCGGCAGAGCCTGTATTCGGCGGCTCTTTCAAGGCTTTCAAGCCTAATACAGTGGGCGTTATCATGAGCACAGAGGCAGGTTTTAGCGAGAGTTGGTTGAAAAAACAGTTTTTGTCATCCCAAGAGTTTGAGCCGGACTATCTTGACAAAGTATTCACTGCTGTTATGGGGAAAGGTCCAAAAGATGAGTAAGGCCGCACCACAGCAACTTGTTATTTTGTATCAAAAGCTTGCAGACCTAACCGCCCCTGAGTGCGGCCAGTGCCGCACACCCTACTCCTGTTGTTCTCTAGAGTATTGTGAAGCAGCCGAGACATACGCCGCAGAAGAGTTCGACATCGCTCTTACACTGGAGACTACACCCAACCCAAAGGGCCTCTTGTTTCTGGGCGAGAAGGGCTGTACAGTACCTCCATACCTCAGACCTACGTGTACCATGCACACCTGTGACATCAATAGTTTGGGTTTCAAGAGAAACGATCCGGCATGGACCAAGAACTATTTAAAGTTGCGCGAGAGCATAGAAGCAGCACAGTGGGACTTCGAGACAAGCAAAGAAGCAGAAGAGTAAAACTTGGGTAACTGGAGGCCCTATAAGCACGTGCTAATCTTCAAAGGTACTAACCCAACCCAAAACCCCACGGCGAGCACACAAGTCAATTCTGAGCCACTGGCTGTACGTCTACGCAAGGCCACTACCCTCGAAAACAGGGCTGCAATCATAGAAGAGAATCTGGTTTCGACACGCGATAAAAAAGTAATGTTCGATCTCGATATACGAGTAATCGACATCCTCAAAGGCATGTTTACGAAGCCTGAAGAGCGAGACATACATCCTATGCTGGCACGGTGGAACGCTGATCTTGGAGAGACGTATTTCAAGTTTTAGCTTGCAATTGATTGCAGTGGACAGCATCATAAGGGCAGAGTAAACTTGTACCTATGGACTTCTACGCCATACTAAAGGCGCAAGCACCTAAAGGCCCTATCAAAGCTAACGCTAAGATTTTGCCTCCCGCGTCCACGTTTCCGGCAGTTACTGATGACCAGACAGATAACGAAGAACTGTTGAAGCGGCGTCAAGCTGCTGCTGTTTATGCCACAGCCCAAGAAGGCACAGTGGCCGGATTCCCTTCCCCACCCCCGAATTACTGATTTTTATGGAGTTTGCCATGATTTCTCTCACCACATCTTTGCTTGAAGTAGCTCGCAAGGCCGACAAAGAAGATGAAAAAACCGGTATTTGTTGGTCTGGGTATAAGCGCGTACCCGGCACCAAGCCATACTCTCCCGGTAGTTGTGAGAAGAAAGCTGATATGGCAGACCCTGATCTCGAAAAAGCAGGTAAGATGAATCCCGAACAGGCTGAGGCTAAGCCTAAGAAAAAGGGCATGACTGCTGCTAAGAGAATGGACTTGGGTACAACCGTAGTTGATGGAAAACCTGCCGAAGTTGTATCAAAGGCTCCTATGGCTGGAAATCCTAACGTCTCTGACCCTGCTACGACAGACACAATGCAAGAAGACCCCACGGTTGACGGGCTTAAGCAGCCGGTACCCTACTTCGACATCATGCAACTCCGTCACCCAGCCAACAAGCTGCGTACACCCGGAGGCTTTCTCGACAAGAGCACCACAGCGCCCACGCCTCAGAGCGTGTAAGGGGATAAGATGCCAGCATTCATCGGTAATTATGGGGCCGGTATATCTGTAATCACGACCGGACAGCAGGTTGCGCTGTGGAATAACGAGCTTGTTTCTGACGGTCAAGCCAGTCTCGAAGTTTGTCTGGCTGGCAACGATCATCTCCCTCGCGCCTATTCCATAGAGCTTTCGTTCACGGCTTCTGATGGGGTTACTCCAGCAGACCCCGGAGCATTTTCGGTATCAATTGAACATGCCGACACAGACATCGAGAACTTCTTTGTCACTAGCACCACAGTGACTACCGGCCTCAACGGGCATTTTGTAGTACGCATCGAAGTCACGAATGTGATGACCAAGTTTGTCCGTCTCATTCTTACCTCGATCACTAACGCCGTTTACGTCACCGCTAAGATTACCCGATAAGGTCAATGTCTGGTGAAGTTCAGATGAATCAGACCTCTTACCGTAGGATTGTCGAAGTCATGATTGCGGGGTTACCTGTTACCTCACCAACCACAACTCCAATACCTCCAGTAACCCCAGAGAAGGAGACAAAATGTCTAACGGGCAAGTTCAACCGTATCGATCCACGGGGTCTACCGACATTTCAGGAGGCGGGACAGGCTTGTTCGCGGATGTCATTTCGATTCCGACGCTGGAGTCTACGGGGTTTTCGTCCACGTTCAACGCTGGAAGTACATTCAGCGCGATCGACAACCCGTCAGGCATCGTTCTTAGCGATACGACGCCGACTTTGGGCGCAAATATACGCGGCGTGGCGAAAACATACCCGAGCGTGCCGTTCACGGCAACGATGTTGGTTTCGCTTCCGGTGATAGGCCAAATTTATCAAGGGATTGGGTTCGTGGCGCTGAACTCGCTTACTGGTGCGTTGATAAATTGGTATTTACTTTACACCCCTGCAAATGGAATCACGGTATGGGATTGGATCATCAATAGTTGGACGAATCCAACTACATTCAATGCAAACGTCGCAAGTGCCGTTGGCGCAGCTTTCAACTACGGGTGGCTAAGGTACCAAGATAACGGAACCAACATCAACTTCAGTGCGAGCAACGACGGGGTAAATTTCCTGCCCATCTATTCTTTGGTCAAGGCCAATTCTCTCTTGGGCGCGACTGGGTTCAACTTCTTCGGATTGATGCTTAGCATCGGCGGCATAGCAGGAGGAATCCCTCTCGGCACAACCGTGATGTCATACTCCGAAACAACCCCGTAGGGGGTGAGTAACGCTCCGATTGCCTTGAATTGTTACAGTTGTACAGTAACGCAGCCCTAAGTTGCAATTGATTGCACGCTCTAAACTGAGTACGGGAATCCACGGAGGTATTTGAGTATGGCAACCCCACCGGAAGTTTTGAACGGTATCATGATAGGCTCTGCTTTGCAGAGTTCACCAACGGCAAACGATGCTCTGGCGAACGCTATTACTCTAACTGCAAGTAAACCGGGACAGACAGTTTGGCTCGATCCTGCTTGTACAAGCACAGAGTCTATTGATGAAGTAGATTTTCAAGGCACACGCAGCGGCAACCGTCAGTACGCATGGCCGGATGGGTTTCGAGTCAGAGATAACAGAAATAGTGAAAACAGCAGTCTGTCTTACAACTTTGCGGCAGGGGCGGCGCAAAAAATACCGAACTCCTACTTCCACCGCTATGACGCCAATCCAAGTGCGACCGATCAGTATTTTGCTGGCTGCATGTTGTTTAGTATGTTTGTGGCCTCACCGGGTTCGATGGCTTATGGGTCTGAGTCTGGTGGCGCGCTGGTCATCGAGAACTCGATCTTTGCTAGTAAGGGCATCTGGCAGAATCGGCTAGTCACCAGCAACAAATACGGTATCGGCGACTTTGGAGTTCTGTACAACTACACCAAATGGTACGGTGGTTCCGTAAACCCTGACGACGAAAGATATGTTCCGTACTCCGTTCACATGATAGAAGGCAACGGCTACGGCGGGCCTGTTCCTTTGATGACAATTGATGCTCTTGATACGGCACCGGACGGCACCCAACTCCTCAGAACTAATGTAATCAACGGCTGCAATGAAGTCGGTGCGGGCCGCTATGCTCTGCGAGTCACAGATAAAAACGGAGTAACCGCTAGTCTCGGTGGGTTCTTGATTACAGGCAACACTACTGACTCCAGTGGCTTGTTCAGTAATGTGACCGTAACAGATCAGCAGGGCGGTACGAGTCCCTTCCAACCACAAGAACTCATCGGCACGATAAGCAACATGGGCGTCGTCGATCAGACGATGATCCCCTACAACAATGATTCTCTCCAGACAATCACCCTCACGACTACGATCACCGGGGGAGTAAAGAAAGCTCACGTTGTAGGCATAGCCACGGCTGTGTGTAAGTACCGTAATGAACGCACCTACATCAGTAAGGTTCAACCCCCGGTAACTACCACCAACGGCACGATCACCCAGCAGATTACCCTTGCTTTAAGAAACAACTCATGGGGAGGCAATTTTATCCTGTATCAGGATCAAATGGACGCCAACGGTATTCCAACTGGATTTAGTCAGACCTTTGGGCGTCTTTCAGCTTATGACACAGGCATCGGCAAGTCTAGTCAGTGTGTTCCGGTAGTAGGTGCTCTTGATTCCCAGACCCTGATTCTTTCTGTGAATTGCACTCAAGGCCAGCAAGAAATTCCCGGTCTTCCCGACGCAATGCCGTTTGCAATCCCTGTCAGTCTTAACCGTACTAACGGTACCGTAACAGTGACGTGCCAGACTAACGATCTGGTGAATTTCGTTCTGAATCCAACGTGCAAGATTATCAATGCCGCAGACGCTTCGTTCAACACGTCGATTGCTTTTGTTCCCGACTACAACGCAAACCAGCAGTTTCAATACACAAGCGCCGGGGCAGACGGAACCTCAACCGGCGCCTTGTCTGTGGGGGCGGGCCAGAACTTGTTTACCCTCTACCACGGTGCCGAAGTTATCCGTATGGCCGACCCCACCCAGACAACTAACTCTCTCGGTACGGTTCTGGGTCTTGAACCGAACAGCATTCAGTTCCAGTTAGGGGATATAGTAGAAGTGCCGATTCACTACAGCACCGGAGGCAGTCTAGAATCTCATCTAGTAATGACAGCAGTACCAGCCAACAACAGTCTTACAGGGTCTTCAAATATTTCTTACAATGGTCCGGGGCTGAACGGCTTGTTTACCGAACAAACCCGCTCAAACAGCAACCCTGCAAGCATGTATCAGGGGCAGGGAGGCTTTCTAAGCAAGCCTGTAGTAAGTGTTCGCAGAGGCGTGTGGGGTACGATGAATGACTGGTCTGGCGTAGTTGGAGGTTTGACAGATCGCATATACCCTAGCTATGTAGATGATCCTAACCAGCCACGACAGACAATCGCGCCCTACGGTCATGCGGTATGTAATCCGGCCTACGCCACAGACAAGACACAGCCACCGACCGTTTATCACCGCGAGTACATTGATATGACGGGAGCTAATGTTGTTAGGCAGATGGGTGGAGCTACTTTCGGTATGCGCCCCAACCTGATTAGCTTTGGTGGCGCTCCTATTACTACAGGGGGACAACCCATCCAAGAAGTCGGCGCTGGAGTCAATCCCAATGATGTTGTAACCCTTGCACAAGTACAGGCTATGATCGCAGCGGCCTTGGCAGCAAAATAGAAAAACTCGTATCCCACGGAGGGGATCATGAAAATCATTGAAGCGTCTGCTTCTATCCGTAACCCTTTCAAGAACTACATGACCAACGAACAGCTTGGGGCTTGTCTTCTGGAAAATGTCGAGTTCTTTGCTCGTCTCTCGCATCGCTCAGAAGAGGAAGAGCTTACAGGCAGTAAGTTCATGACCCAAGTAGTCATGGACAGAATGGACTGGTCGGTAGTCGAGCACAGCATGATCTCGGTAGACGCTGTGATGGACAGAGGCATTACTCACGAATGGGTGCGTCACCGAGTTGGGGTCGGATATACCCAAGAAAGCACAAGATTCGTGTCGTATGTAAAGAAAATGCCCCCCTCTTTCGTATATCCTCAAGTAGAGGGGGATAAAGCAGTCAAGTGCCCACATTGTCTAGCAGGAGATCAACCCGTAAGGCTGGGGGAGTTCGCTTACAAAGTGTTTTGGGCGCATCGTTTGAACAGCAAAGATATGCCCGCAGAAATTCTATGTCTTTATGACTCCGACTGGCTTGATGCAATTGATTGCAGCGAACGCAAGTACAAGGCTCTTCTGGACAAGGGCTGGAGGCCGCAAGAGGCCCGTAGTGTTTTTCCAACGGGACTGGCCGCTCGCATAGGTACGACAGCAAACCTGCGGGCATGGCGGCACTTCTTTCTTTCTCGAACCACGAAACAAGCCCACCCTCAAATCAGGCTTATCGCCTCTGATTTGCTGAGGCAGTTTCAGGTGATTATCCCAGTTCTGTACGACGACATCGTGCCGGGTAACACCCAGAAACACAACTTTTCTCTAGGCAGATAACTTGACGAACGCGCCGGGTTGTGGTATACTTATTTTAGGTCGGGAATCAAACGACCGAATCCAAGGATGGATAAATGGCCACTATCATCAAAGCAACCAACGCAGATAAGGCAAAATACGGAACACAAACTCCTCATCCCGTAGCACCCTTGTATGGGTGGGTCTGGAAAAACCATCAGAAAATTCCTGTTGAGTATTTGGGTGAAGGCCGGGGTAACCCTAATTATGAAGCTCTTTCCCCGGATGGTTTCGTGTTTGACGCCGATGAAACTCACACTCTTCTCGGATTCACTTTGTAGGATATGAAAGAGCGTCTCGATATGAACGAGCTTATCCCCTGTGATTGTGAGGACTGTTCCAAAGTATCGTAATGGCGATCATCTGGAAAACACAGAAACCAATGGGGGTGGCGACAACCCCCAAACCCCCACCAACTCACACCCTAGTAATGAAATACTACGCCAGTCTGACTCAGGAGGAGAAAGCTCAAGCTACCAGCTATGGCCGAACCCCCCTGACTGAAGAGGAACTGCTGGCACGAGAACGGGAGATTGGCGGCGCGGTTGTCTATCTCGATCTCTACGGGCAGGTAAAAGGATTGAAATCTGGGAAGAAGAAGTTGCAATCAATTGCAGGGTAATCTAGCATAAGACTATGCCGCCTCTCGACTATTTCGCTGTGTTGAAATTCAATTCGCACCACGACGCCACCGGCAAATTCTCATCTACAGACGCCTCCGGCTGGAAGAAAGTAGGGGAGCAAGCCGGTTCCAACCCCGGTGGCGTGTATGAAGACGAGGGCGGCACCCGGCATTATGTCAAATACCCTCAGAAGAGCACTAGCCAGATACATATCGAGAAGTTAGCTGACTCGATCTACCACGTTTTGGGTATTCCCGTAAAAGAAAGCCAGTTCGTTCACAACGGCAGCAAAGAAGGTCTGGCGGGCAAGATGTTGGTGGGTTCTAAGAGCATGACACCGGCACAGATCAACGCTCACCCTGATGTAAAGAAAGGCTACGTCGCAGATGCTTATGTAGCTAACTGGGATGTGTTCGGCATGACTCACGACAACATACTTTCCCATAATGGGAAGGCTTACCGCATAGATAACGGCGGCTCTCTATTCCACCGGGCACAAGGCGACCACAAAGATTATCCTGCCGACCGGGTTGACGAACTCAAGACCCTTATCGCGCCGGGTAAGAAGGGCAACAAAGCTTATGGCGATCTCTCTCCGGCAGAAGTAAAGTCTCAGGCCGACAAGTTGACTTCTACGCTCACCGATGAAAAGTTAAAGCATCTTGTAGACGCTGCTGGCTTTACCGGAGTCGATAAAGACAAATACCTTACGGCTCTCAAAGGGCGGCGCGACGTGATAGAAAAGACTTTCAAGGTACAGAAGAATGACATAGCATGTCTCGTCACCGGAACTTTCCGACGCCTCTAGTTTGCAATTGATTGCAAAACTTATCGCTTGACGAACATCTTTACAGGCGCTACACTAAAAAGGTCAACATATCTAACCTCATGGAGGAGGAAAACAAAATGTGGATTTTTACAAAGTACGGCTTTTATTCGGTGGTATGCGCCTCGGAATACAAGGGCAAAGGCAAGAATGCGCGCAAGGTAATTCTGAAAGACACGCTCATGATCCGCGCTCGGCAGCGCGAGCATCTGGTGGCTCTCGTCACCAAGTTTTGCAAGGTCCACCCGGCCATCAATGAAAGCAGCATTACCGAGACCGACAACACCGATTACCGGTTCCGCATGATCGTAACGAAAAGTCTTTGGACTTCTATCATGATCGAGTTGGTAGAAGACATTGACTACGGCAACTTCAAGAGCGAAGTAGCCACGATTCCAGCCAACCGTAAGTCTGGTTACGAGCGGGCTTTGCACGATGTCTGGGATGTGATGTTCCACCTTCAGCACCGTGTTGCCGATCTCTCCACCAAGCGCAAGGCTTTCTACCGAGGCGGATTCCTTGTAGGAACAGAAGACTAAGGTAGTGGGTCGCTGGATTCATAAAAATCCCGTGGTCGGTTCACGGGAAGAAACGAGGTAGCTATGGACTTTACATTTGCCGCAGAACTCTATTACCTCATCCACTTCGTAGATGGGGACTTTGTTGCTCACTGCTTAGATATGGATTTGGTCGGGGTCGGCCCCACGCAAGACGATGCGGTGTGTGCTCTCAACACCGCAGTACAGACTTTCGTGTATTTCGCGATCAAAACAGTGAGCCTGAACGCACTCAATAACACTAAGCGCGCTCCCCAGCGGTATTGGGATATGTTTGACGAAGCGAAGAAGCAGCGCGGCGTCGAGACGTACACCCTTGAGGTTAGCCTTGAGCCGTCACCCGTTCAGGCCACTCAGTGCCATCTTACATATTGCTTGGCGGTGGCCGCTTAGGGATGACCCTTAAAGAATTGTTGGCCCTTATTCTAGATTGGGACGAGGAATAGGAACAGTCCTATTCGGAGGGCTGTTCTCTTGCCTATCATCTCTGGATTTAAAACTGACCCACTACCAAGAATAACTCTAACTTGACGAACTCTCTTAGGAGTGTTACACTTTTAACAGGTCGAAAATAACCCAAAGGAGTGGGCAGCAATGGACATAAAAATTTACCCTTTCGGACTCGCTAATTACGGCAAAACTGTATTTGAGGACGAGCAGCACGCAAAGAATATTCTCGGCGGCAAGGGCGCTGGCCTTCACTGGATGACTCAGAAAGGTATCAACGTACCTCCGGGTTTCGTCATCCCGACTGAAGTTTGGGCGGCGTATGACGTCTTTCCCAAGGCTACGATGATCTACGTCGAGAAGACTATCAAGCCTTATATCGCCGATCTGGAAAATCACTTTGGGTTTATGCCGCTTGTTTCGGTTCGGTCTGGCGCTCGCGTCTCCTGCCCTGGAATGATGGACACGATTTTGAACGTAGGCTTGTACGGTACCAATCTGAATGACTGGTGTGTCCGGGTTGGAGAGTCCTGCACCCGCGATTCCTACACTCGTCTCATCCAGATGTATGCTTCTACTGTTTATGACGTAGACAAGGCTCTATTCATGAGTGGTACGGAGTATCAGGGTATTCAAGAGTGCCTTGAGATTTATCACAAGCACGTTGGCTCTTCATTTCCCAATCCAGAGCAGCAAATTCTCGGCTCTATTGAGGCCGTGTTCAAGTCGTGGAACAGCGAGCGGGCCAAGATTTACCGCAAGATGCACGGCTACTCGGATTCGTGGGGCACGGCGGTTACAGTTCAGGCTATGGTGTTTGGCAATCTGAATAATAACTCCGGCTCTGGCGTTCTCTTCACTCGCAATCCTGATACCGGCGAGAACACTATCACCGGCGAGTTCCTTACCAACGCTCAGGGTGAAGACGTTGTAGCCGGTATCCGTACTCCTATGCCTCTCTCAAAGATGGCAGCGTGGAACAAGATCGCTTCGGATGAGTTGCTTCAGATTGTCACGAATCTAGAGAAAGCCAAGCGCAACGTTCAAGACGTTGAGTTTACTATTCAAGACGGCAAGGTTTACTTGCTTCAGACTCGTGATGCCAAGCGCACTCCCCGCGCAGCACTCAAGATTGCCTTGGATATGCACAACGAAGGCATATTGACGGCGGCGGAAGCTGTGGCGCGGGTCACCCCAAGAGAGTTCGACCTCTCCACTGTTCCGGTGATAGACCCGAAGTTCAAGCACTCTCTGATGGCTCAAGGGCTTCCGGCGTGTTCCGGTATCGTTTCGGGGGTTCCGGTATTCAGCAGCAAAGATGCCATCAAATACAAGGTACCTTGTATCTTGATTACCGAAGAGACTACCCCCGATGACATAGCTGGCATGAACGCGGCGGTAGGGGTCATCACCATGAACGGCGGCGTTACCAGTCATGCAGCAGTGGTGGCGAGGGGCATGAACAAGCCTTGTATCACCGGCGTAGGCAAGTCTACCGATTTCTTCAAGTCTCATGCTCAAATCAGTATGGATGGGGCTTCCGGCAAGATTTGGTCTGGTATTGTCCCTACCCTCAAAGGCGATACGGCGCTGGCAATGTCTTATACGCTGCTGGTGCATAAAGTTCATGGCACGGCACCTATCATCTTTGGCAAGCCCGCCGTGAAGCTTCCAGTAGCTTTACTCTATCTCGGGGGCAGTATTCTAGATAAAGGTAAGTCGTGGGAGACGATCAAGACTACGGCATCTATGTGCGACAAGCTTATCATCGATCTCTCTATGGAAACGTCCACCTTTGCCGAGCAGGTTTTCTATGATTTGTTCGAGTCTGGTCTTAGCAAGGTAAAAGAGGAATTGATTGTCAACTTGGAGCAAGCTTTGTTTTCTGGCAGCGAGATTGTTATCATCGGGGGCAAGTCTAAAAAATTCAAGACTATTGCTACTACTTCTGATCTTGAATCGGTTGTTATGGCCTCTGGTGGTATTGTTATCTCGGGTAAGATTACTCCGGTTATGGAAAAAGTTTTGAAGTGGAAGAAATCTGAAGGTGTGGACGCAATCTATATCGGAGAACTGAACCCCGATGGAAAATCCTATGTGGCTTTTGAAAAGCTTCTCCAAACGTCCAACAAGTAGTATCCTGTGAAGGGAGGAAAACACTATGGCTCTAAGTTTAGGGGTGAGTGCAGGTAGTCGTCTCATGGTAGGCGACTCCGAAGTATATGTACGAGCAATCGTGAACCCTACTCTCATCATTGTGCAGGTAGATGGAGGCCCTGACATAGTAATCACTGACCAGAACAGCACCCAGATTCTAGACGGTGTAAAAGTCTTCGCTGGGCAAGGTAAAAGTTCTCTTGGTAACCGTCTGGCTTTCGAGGCCCATAAGTCTATCCCCATCTACCGCGTAGAAGAGAAAGTAAAGGTTGCATGAGTTACATCTTCAAAGACAAGGCTCTCCGGGTCATGAAAGCCGAGAACGTCAGCGTGGCAGAAGCGACGAAGATGTTGAACGACTCCGCGATCACAAGTTTGCATGGCTTCAACAGGCGCTACCATCATCTGTTGTTCAAACTTGTGGGCGAGGAAGTTCTTGATATAGTTATGCCTCCGGTGGTAGAAATCGGTAATGGACGGGACAAAGTGTATGAAGAGCATGATCCTTGTGACGGGTCTGGATGCAGACAATGCAACCACTTTGGGTTTGTCTACAGGAGAATTACGGTTTAGCTTGCAATTGATTGCACGGCTCTTGACGAATCAACGTCTGGGCTGGTAGTATAGGTCATGGAGGACCAAATGGAAAACTATCAAAAACAAAGAATCGGCAACGGTAGTCTGTATCTCCCTTTAGGCAAAAAGAACGTGCGTGTTTGGGGCGGGCCGTTCCGCTCCCGGCCTCTCAACATGAAGGGCATCAAGATGGCAGAAGAAATCCGCGCTGCTTGTGATGTTGATATACCTACCCCAGATTATGGCGTTCCGTCACGCTCTATGTTAGTCGCGGGGTTGAACAGGACCGTAGACCACATTTTGCACGGCGATCCGGTATACGTTGGCTGCATGGCCGGTAGGGGCCGCACAGGTCTGTTTCTGGCTATCTTAGCCAAGTGCTTTGACATCGAAAACCCTGTTGAGTATGTTCGCAAGAACTACTACTCTCACGCGGTAGAGACGGATCACCAGTACCAATATGTTAATGATTTTCTGGTACCGGATGAGATCGAGACCAAGATTCTGGTAGGCAAGCGGTTGGCCAAGATTCGGCGCAATCAAGAAATTACTCGCGCTCCCGGCGTCAAGTCTGACTGGCTCGACGACGGCTTGAACTTCGTACAGGACAAGCTTTCTGCACTTATTTCTTGACGAACGACTATCAGGCGCATATACTCGTAACAGGTCATATCTCAAAGGAGTGAGGTCACCAACAGTGAAATATCTTCCGACAAATACGCTGGCTTACTACAATGCTATGCCTCAAGGTGCGTTGATTGATGTGTCAGCAATGCCGATCTCTGTACTGGCCAAGTCGTTAGGCGATTACATGGGCAAGTGCGGCGAAGTAAGCCCAGATCATGAAGCCGTCCGATTTTACTGTCTCAATCACTATGCCAGCTTGGTTCGCAAGCGTTTTACCAATAACGAGTCGCTGCCGGAATGGGCTGAGGCTATTATGTATCGTTACACGCAAGAGGTAGCCAAGCAGGGCAGTCGCCAGCTTTTTTATCTTCTGGCCATCACTACTCGGGAATCTCGCCATCTGAAATCTATGCCTTCTGCGTGGTATGAAGACTTGGCTCTCAAGTTCGGTCAGTCGTTTCATGATTTGATTACCACGCTTCCCTCGAACGAGCACATGGCGGTTTCCAAGCTTGTATCTAGCGCCCCCAGCAATTGCAACTTTGGCCAGTTTATGGCAGGTATTAGTCATGTTTTCTTCAAAGGTAAGTGGTCATCGGGGTTTGGCGGCAAGAAATGGGGCGCGGTAGCCGAGTGTTTGCGGTCTTTCGTGATGGGCAAAACTACCTTGGAGATGATGGTAGACACCGCCTATACTCTCGCACATAACAATGGCCCGATCTATAACAAGGGTATGATGTACAAGCAGTACAGTGGGTCGTTTCTCAAGATTCTCGATGTTCAGCGTTCGGGCCAGATACCGGAACTCATGGCTGACCCGGACAAGTACGATATAAAATTTCCAAGTGACTTTGACGACATTACCGCGCTGGCGTTCAATTACATGCCCGAAGAATTCGGTGCTTACGTTGACTGGTACAAGGTTGAAGCTCTGGGGTCGAACAAACAGTACCCTTACGAAAAGCTGAAGCAGGATGCCAAGCACCCGAAGAAAATCGAGCCTTTGATTATCGGCAAGGTTTCTTTCGTCTCTACCGGAGAGGTATTCGAGACTGGCCTAGAAAACGAAGAAGTAGCTATTATGAAGCGGGAGGCCGCGTAATGTCTCAAAAGACTTTCGCAACAGAAATATTCAAGGCGTCGGGACCGTGTTACGAAAGTCACCCGGCTCTCGTAATCGGAGAGTACAAGATTTATGGCGGTAGCGCCCAAAACCCTGTCGTAAAAGACGCTGATATATATGTCAGCCTCCAGTCAGGTAGTGCTAGCGGGTATAGAACAGACCCTTGGACCTCTCCTAAAGTGGAGGAAGTCTACTGCGCTATTCCCGATATGGGAATCCCCAAGAACATCCCCCGCTTCAAGAAGATGGTCACTTGGCTTTGCAATCAGTTGCAAGAGGGCAAGAAGGTGCATATCGGCTGCATCGGCGGTCATGGCCGTACCGGATTGTTGCTGGCAGCTATAGTATCTCAGTTATCCGGTGAGAAAGATGCTATTGCTTACGTCCGTAAGAACTATTGCGGGAGAGCGGTGGAATCCTCTGAGCAGGTCAAGTTTCTGGGCGAGCACTACGGTATAACTCCGGTGAAGGGCACAAAAGAGTACACCCCTAAAGAATACTCGGTCTATCAGAGCAATGTAGGCTCACCCAACTACTCTAAAGTTTTGCGAGATAATCACACGCGAGTAAAGGCAGAAGTAAAACCTGTCTCACGTTCGATACCTCCGGTTGATTCAGGCCGCAACATCTTCAAAAAACGTGTCAAAGCAGTAAACTAACTCTTGACGAATCAACTAACAGGGCGTATGCTAAATAGCAGGGTAACCAACCCAAAGGAGTGGGAGGAATGTTAAAAATGGGAACAGCAACTCAACTGGTTTTCTTTCAGTCGGTTTTCGCCTCTGAAAAGGCCGTACTGGCTACGGCAACCGAACTCGTCAAAAACGGGATAACGTTCACTGCTGATTTTATGACGTTGAAGGCGTCTTACAAAAGCGCTAATTACTCCACTAATCTGACTACCGGTACCAATACCCTGATGAAGGGTCTGGCAGACCCCAGCACCGAATCTCTCAACAAGAACAAGATTCGTATTTTTCTCAAGAATCTTTGGGATACTGTTCTTCCGGGTATCGACTGCCCTATGACTTCATCGGCGCTGGAATCAATGACGGCCAGTTTCAAGCCTCTTACGACCACTAGCTCGACTGTCAAAGGGCCAAGCTCGCCCGGTTACGCTCTCGTTCTAATCGATAAAGGGTCGAACATCGTCGAAACACTGAAGCTCATCCGGCAAGTGTTTCAGGTTGATTTGATGACGGCGAAGAAGGCCGTCGATCTCGCTCCGGTAACGCTGGTGGGGGGATTGCCGCTGAGTATGGCAACCGATATTGCGGCTCTCTTCGTTGGCGTATGTGGCCTGACGGCCCAACCTCCTGGCACTGCTGTACCTCTCTTCAATCTCCCTGCTGACTGGCCTTTGAGCATACCTAGCGAACTTCTCAAAACTGCTGTTGCCAGTGATAACAAAGCTTCGTCTGTCTTGGAATCCAAGACCGCAACAATTACTAAGGCGTCTCCGGCATCGCTTCCGAAAGTGTCTCTCAAAAACGCCACGCAGTTAGGGCAGCGTGTCAATGGCACCAGCGCCGATTCTACTTATCACGTCATTGCTCTAAGTCCCCGGTTGAACGTGGCAGCTAAAATCACCACTACTGGAGAAACGGCTATCTCGATTCGCTTTGAGGGTAAGCCCACATCAGACGAGATCTCCAAGATCAAGGCGATACAGGGCGCAAGTTGGAAGGGCGATTATGGGTCGGTTCACATGAAGCCAGGTTCCGTTCCCTACAGTCGGGTAATCGGGGCCATATTGCTTGGTTTGGAGATGGGCTTTACTCAGCAAGTCACTGACGTTTCAGGGCTGGTGCTCAATGGCAACTAAGCTTCAGTTGCGCGATCAGTTACTGAATATGAAGGCAGGAGAGGTATTGAATCTAAAAGAATACTTGATTCCGTCTCTTCCGGCCTCTGGTCATCTCATATGTACTGAAGTAATCGACGGCATCATTCATGCTGACTTGATGTTTTGCGGGGTTCTGGTAACTCCGGTTGAATTACTTTGCACCAAAGACAGCGTTAGCGTAAGAAAGGCAGGAAAATAAAATCGACACAACCTATTTCATAGCTGACTCTTTATACACGGAACTCCATTACGACCGAGAGGGAAAGTTAACTGGGTCGTCTGGAAAAACCCTCTGCGTCGGTCCTTGCGACCTCACCGTTGACATTGATGTATATGGAAACTTTAGCAGCAACACCATCAACGCCGTGTTTGTTTGCATTACCGATACTCTATGGCTCTATTTTGTTGGCGACAGAAGTTCCAGTATCTACGCCATAGACGCCAAGAAAGCTGGGTTAGACAAAGATAATGTTTTCAAGTACGGCGGATCGACGCATATCAAGACTCTGCAAATCCTTGATAAGCGAGGAGCGGTAACCGCTGTGTTCAAGCACAAGAAAGACTCCGGCTGGTTTCCCGGCTCACTCGAAAGCGAACTTCCCGTAACATAGGAGACTCAATAAGTGTTGACTTTCTGGAGCAAATCCGGGAGCAGCAAGGTCTATTCTGTCTTGTCTCCTGTACTCAAAAGTATGTCTAATGCTCCGACTTCAGTAGTCGGGGCTGGTCTATTGCCTGAAGGAACTAAGCTTATAGTAGCTATGGGTGGTGATAGTCTCGCCCATCTTCAGTCTCTTAGCTTAGTACCTAAGAATCGGACAATCTCTTCTCTTAGGGGAACCGTTTACCAGTACCAAAACAACCCCGTACTCCTGACATACTCCCCTGACATTGGAGACATCGACCACGGTATGCAGACGGATATGCTCTGCGACGTGGGCATAGCTGCGCGTATGTACATGACCGGCTCGATGAAGCCTAAGTACGGCAATTACCGCTACGTTCAGGACTACACAGAACTCATAGCTTGGGTAAAAGATGAGTATGCCAAGACCGGGCAACGGGTGAAGGTGGCAGCAGACCTTGAAACGGTGGGGCTGGACCCCTTTCTTTTACCTACCATGCAGCACCCCGGAGCTTACATTGTCACCACGCAGTTCTCCGCGATACCCGGCACCTGCGATCTCGTAAGATTCACCAGTCGGCATGACGAGAAAGAACGCCTCGGGTCTGGACTCCTACGGGAACAGATCGAATGGTTGTTGAACACAGATATGATTACCCTGCGGGGGGCCAACCTCAAGTTTGATTTGACTTGGCTATACGTTCGGGCTGCAATCAATTGCACGAACTTCAAGTTCGATACCACTCTGGTAGGGTGCTTGCTAGACGAAAATCGTTCAAACTCTCTGAAAGTTCACACCAAGATTTATTTACCGGAACTCGGGGGTTACGACGATGAGTTTGATTCTAAGGTAGACAAGTCAAGAATGGACCTTGTTCATCCCGACGTACTTCTTCCTTACGCAGGTGGCGATGGTCATGCAACTCTCGGGGTATCCGAATTATTGAGCAAAGAACTACAGGCTGACCCCAAACTCACTAGTTTTTATGTAAATCTTCTTCACCCGGCAGCTAGGGCTTTCGAGCAGATCGAGAGAGGTGGTGTGTGTGTCGATCTCAAAAAGTTTAAGGAACTGGCTAACGAGATAGATGCGTCCCTAACCAACAATATCAACGCAGCTAAGAAGATTCTTGGGGGCCGGATCGTAGCCAAGCACCAAGACTTGAGTAAGTTAGGGGGCCTAAACCTTACCAAACCTAGTCTGTTGGCGGACTTCATGTTCTCTCCCATGGGCCTGAACTTGAAACCCAAAGTAACAACGGCCAAGACTGGCGCTCCATCTACGTCTATGGATCACATGCAAATGTTTTCTGACGTTCCAGAAGCTGCGGCGTTTATCAATCTTCTAGAGGAGTATTCGGCAGACTCTAAGGCTCGGGGAACCTATATAGGGGAGGTAGGCACCAAGGGATTTTTAGAGCACATCCGATCTGATGGGCGCTTTCACCCTACTTACTGGTTGTTTGTAGGCGATAAAGCTGATGACGAGGGAGGGACTGTTTGCTTACCCGCATCAGAATTGATGCTGACTAATCGCGGTTATCTGTATGCCCCCCAAGTACAGGTAGGCGATAAGGTCATTTCTCATACTGGCAGGGAGAGAAAAGTAACCTCCGTAGTATTGAACGGGGTAAAGCCTCTTGTGAAAGTTACGATGAGCAACGGGCTTTCTCTCACCACTACCCAAAACCATGAATATAGAATCGGCGATGGTTGGGTGGAGGCTCAGAATCTTGTTGTAGGTATGCAAGCATGGGCGCATTCAGGGGTAGAAGAGTGGGCTGGTATCTCAGGCTGGCCTGATTTTGAAGTAAGTTCATGGGGCCGTGTATTCAACAAGAAAACAAAAAACATGCTTACCCAGTATCCCAAAGGAAAATGGGGGCATCTGAAAGTGTGTTTGTATCGCAACGGTTCGCAAGTGCGAGGCGAGGATCGGAAAGATTTTGCGGTTCATAGGCTTGTGGCTAATGCCTTTATAGAAAAGTTAGGTGGCTCAGAAGTACGTCATCTCAATGGCATTGCTTGGGACAATACGGTAGGCAATCTTGAGTGGGGTTCTTCTTTAGAGAATAGTGCAGATGCAGTTGTCCAAGGCACTATGAGCCAGAGAAAAAGTAAGCAAGCTAAGCTTACAGAAGAAGCAGTAGCTTATATTTTAGAAAATCCTGACAAGTGGAACAATAGGGTACTGGCTAGAAAATTCAAAGTATCCCGAGAAATAGTGCGGGATGTGCGCCTAGGCAAAAGATGGCAGAGCAGAGAATTTCCGGGAAAGAAAGCCAAATTCAAACCTGTTGTTGTAGTATCTGTGCAATCAATTGAACCTGAGATGACTTACGGGGTGTCTGTAGAAGAAGATTGTTCTCACGTTACTGGAGGCATAGTAACCCATAATACCGGTCGGCTGTCGGCACGAGACCCTGCGTTTCAAACAGTGCCCAAGCACCATAAATGGGCAAAAGCTCTCCGGCGCTGTTACATAGCCCCTCCCGGTATGGTAGTTATGGAGCGTGACTACTCTCAGGGCGAACTCCGAGTTATAGCTTGCGTAGCCAATGAAAAGAACATGATACAGACTTACAAAGAAGGCAAAGACCTGCACACTCGTACTGCCGCAAGCGTGGCGGGCCACACCTACGAAGAACTAGCAGCAATGAAGAAAACGAACAAAGCCTACTACGAAGCTACTCGTCAGAAAGGTAAGGCGGGCAACTTCGGGATGGTGTTTGGCATGATGCCTCCCGGATTTGTTGTGTATGCTCTGAAAAACTACAAAGTTACAATGTCTCTCGAAGAGGCCACTAAGTTTCGTAATGGATTTTTTGCAGAATACCCAATGCTTACGGAGTATCACAAGGCATACAAAGCGTTCGCTCACGCTAACGGTTATGTTCGTAGTCCTCTGGGGCGCATCCGGCACCTACCCCTTATCAACAGTAAGAACAACGAAGTGGCAAGCAAGTCTGAAAGACAAGCTATCAATTCCCCAATTCAAAGCACTCTGTCAGATATGCTTATTTGGTCTCTGGCTTTAGAGATGAAGGCCGGTCTTACGAAGGAATGTCCTGCTTTCGGGGTTGTGCATGACTCGGCTCTCAATTATGTGCCGGAAGACAATCAAGATGTTTGGGCAAGAAAGCATCTCGACATCCAACAGAATCTGCCCTTCCATCTTGTGGGCTGGAATCCCCAGTTACCATTCCCGGCAGACGCCAAGCTCGGAATAAACATGGCTGATTTAGAAGAACTTGCAGGATAGAACAAAGTCCGTGCAATTGATTGCAACCTCTTGTATGATTGAGCAAGTTTAGTCGCTCTCACACAAGAGGTTGTTATGTCCAAGAAAAGCGATGGCGAGATTGTAGCTCCGGGTACAAAAACACCCGTAGAGCACAAGCACTACTTCATCCAGAAAACTATCGGGAACGATACTTGGCTCGTAATGGCTCAATCTCAAATCGAGCTTGAGGACGAGTTCTCTAGCCTCTATTACACCGCGCAAAATCAGAGCAACATCTTTCTTGAACCTCCGTTCAACCCCTTCGATCTCCTGAATCTTGTTCTGACTAACAACACACTGAATCAGTGCGTGGAAGTTATGGAAGTCAATATCGACGGCACTGGCCACGACTTTGTTCCATTCGACAAAGACGTAGACATCGACCCTGACGAAGAAATTGCAGCAAAAGCTTTCTTTGAAGAGCCTTACCCCGGTGTATCTTTTTCGACAATTCGCCGTAAACTACGGCAGCAAATGGAATCTATCGGCTATGGGTATCTGGAAATTCTCCGCAATATGGCTGGCGATGTTGTTGGGTTGCGTAATGTTGAAACTCATAATGTGCGGATGGTTAAGCTTGACGAGCCGGTTATGGTCGAGAAGACTATAAACCGGAACGGCAAAAACGTTACCTTGAATATGTGGGTACGCGAACGGCGCTTTGCTCAGAGAGTGGCTTTGAAAACCCTTGTTTATTACAAGGAATTCAATGCTACCCGAGACGTTGACCGTAATACCGGCAAGTGGGCGACAGACGCCCAACCTATTGCCCTCGAAAATAGAGGGACAGAACTAATCATCTTCGGGATACACCCTGACACTCGTACCCCCTACTTCGTACCTAGATGGATAAATGAAATGCCGTCTGTAGTAGGGTCTCGCAAAGCTGAAGAACAGAACCTTCAGTTTCTTGATTCAGGCGGTATGCCTCCTGCGATCATCTTCGTGCAGGGCGGAACCCTTGCCAAAGACACGTCGGACCAGCTTCGGACTTATCTATCAGGACAGAATAAGAACAAGAATCGTGCGGTTGTAGTCGAAGCTCAGTCTTCGTCTGGATCACTCGACGCCGCTGGAAATGTAAAAGTTTTAGTCGAGAGATTTGGGGCCGAACGCGCCCAAGACGCGATGTACATGAAGTATGATGTTCTAACCGAAGAGCATGTGCGAGTGGGCTTCCGCATCCCCCCGATATTTCTTGGCAAACCCGCAGATTACAACTTTTCCACGGCTCAAACGGCTTACATGGTTGCCGAAGCACAGGTGTTTTCCCCCGAACGTCTGGCCTTCGATGAAGCAATCAACATGAGTCTTATGAAGGAAATGGGTTTCAAGACTTTGAAGATAAAGTCTAACCCTATCATGTTGAAGGACATAGACAACCAGATGAACATGCTTTCTCTGGCGAAAGACCTCTCTACGCGAGAGTCCATGCTAGAGACTATCAACAAAGCTACGGGCTATAACCTAGAGCTTGCTCCAACCCCAATGCCCGACAATGTAAGTGGTACATTCGGAGGTGGTTCTCCGGGTGTAGACGCCAACGGACAGCCCCTACCAGCTACGATGACGGCTGGCGGGCGTCCATTACCTACCGACCTCTCCAAAAACTCCACAAAGCAACCGGTGCCTGCTCCAGTGCCTCCGGCAAGAGGCGAGGTACAGAAACCTAGTTTCAAACCCGCGTTGCCAAATGGTGTTCTGCCTATAAACGAGCCGCCGCCGAACCCGACTGCAAAACCCAAGCTTAAGATCAAGGTAAACAAGACGGCCACAGAACTCATCGAGCTTGCACAGACTTATGCGGTGGCAAAGGGTCTAGTGTATAAGAGGGAGCCAAAACCGGATCAAGTAGTGAGTCTGAAGGCCGAGATTGACAGTTTGACTCGGGAAGATATGTATGCCTTCAACAGTCTTCTCGCTAGTTATACCTATGGGTCGAGTGATGCCAGTCTTGTAATGATCGCTGGGAACACGCATGAGGCAAAAGCATGAACTTATTCGAGATACTAAAAAGCAATCCCAATCATGATCCCCATACCGGCAAGTTCACTCACTTTATGGGTGCGGCTAGCGCTCTTGCAGGCAAAAGACCCTTTCGCTCGGACGCCCAGATTGTTCATGCAGTGCTACCGGCCAAACACGAGCAGGAAGAATTTCTGGCGAAGTCTAACGCCATAAAGCATATGTTTGACAATCGGCAGACCTCGAAGAACGAGAATCAAGTAGACGGCAAGTACACTAAAGACCGCAAGCGCCTGCATAAAGAAATTGTCGATCACGTACTGGGTAACACAGATCGTTTCAAGCCAGCAGAAGGCGAGAAACCCCGAGTAGTGCTGCTAGGGGGCCGGGGAGGCTCCGGTAAGAGCAATTTTGACGAGGCCGTAAATCCCGACGTTGGGGTGTATTCAAAGAAGAACACCTTAGTGTTGAACAGCGACCGTATAAAAGAGCTTATCCCCGGATACACCCCGGAAAAAGCGGCTCTGTTCCACCACGAATCGGCGGATATTCTTAGTAAAGCTGTGACTAAAGCTAAGAACATGGGTCTCAACACGGTTTTAGATTTGACAATGGCTCGCCACGCCGGGGCTTGGGTAAAGTCTTTCAAGAAATCAGGGTACAGGGTAGAAGGGGCTTACATTCATAGACCAGAAGACCTTGCTGCTGAGACGGCGATCTCGCGTTGGCAGCGCCCCGACAACTGGACAGACCTCAAAGGCAACTCGCATTTTTCTTCTCGGGGCCGTCTCGTTCCCACAGACGTTGTGCGCGGCAGCAAAGACAACGAGAAAAACTTCGACAGAATCACACCTCACCTTGATAGCTGGAAGGTGTTTGACAACTCAACAAAGATTCCCAGCTTTCACAAAGTAGCGGAGGGCGGAACAAAGTTTGCAATTGATTGCACGGCTCCAGACTTGACGGACTATGAATCGATACTGAAATTCGATCCCTACCACGATCCCCATACCGGCAAATTCAGCAGCGGTGGCAACAGCAACGGTGGAGGTATGTCTGTTGACGAGTTAGCCAAAGGTATAACTTGGGTGAAGGCAGACAAAGGCACCGCTCAAAACGCTTATTATGGCGGAAAACACATAGGTAATATTTATCAGATTTGGTCAGGGGGTTCTTATTACGTTACCCATCATCCTTCCGCAGATGGGGAGAAATACGCAGGCAATGTAACCACTGCTAAGTGGAATATGGCTAAAAAACATCTGACCTACTTGAACGACCACCCAGAAGCAGCTAACCTCGATCCAACTCACGTTTCAGGTAATCTAAAAACTGGGGTACCCAATAAAGATGGTGTTGCTGGCGTGTCTCTGGGCAAAACCAAGATAGGTCTTATTCAGGCCCATCCTAACGGCACTCATGTTGCGGTACACATACCCACAGAGACTTATACAGAACCACACAAGACTCAGGAAGAAGCTCTGAGCGCTCTTGCAGGCATACACGCCAACCACATCAACGGCCAGCAGGAGGCGAACGTAAAGCCAGTGGGGCCGACAGAAGAAGACATACAAACCCTGACCAAACAAGTAAAAACGCATACGCCGGGGGGCTTTATCTACCATCACCCGACAACTGAACACGGCGATGGCACCAAGACTTTGAACTTCAATCACAATTTCTCTAGTACCGCCAAGGCTCAGGCATCTCACGATGCTGTTCATAAGATGTATGAGGGTACAGGGGCAAAGATCACCCCCAAGAACAGTTACTACTCGGTATCTGTAAAAGTAGGGTCCACGGAACACACGGCACCTATGCCGGTGGAGGCGCTACACAAGATTCTTCACCCTGAACCCACAACGGCTAAAGTGCTTACAGACGCCCAGATTGCTAGCAAGGAAAAAGCCAAGCAAGCGACCATGAAGAAGGCTCTGGAAAAAGACAAGGCAGAGTTTGCGGAGAAGTTTCCGATCCTCAAATCGTCGTCTTTGGCTTTGAAAGAGTCCGGTAAGAACTCTGCGGCCAAGACCAAAGAAAACCAGATTCAGTCTCTGAAAAACAAGATGACTTCGCATGGGGCAACCCCGGCAGAAGTAGAGGCTGAGGCATTAAAAGCTGCCATTGCGTTTGTGGGTAAGAAAAACGAACACGCGGCTAAAGCAGCCGATCTCGCCTATGCCTACGCCAAGCACTATGCTAAGGCTCTCAAAGCCAGTACCGGAGGTTATTTAGGTTCTTGGGCAGCTAGTCAAAACCCCGAGCTAAAAGAAGCTACAGAGGCCCTGCAATCTCACTTGGCGGCTACTGCCGGGTATCATGGCGGCAAAAACCAAAGCAGTTATATCAATGACGCCAAGGCCAAACTCGAAAACGATAAGCAAGTTGCTCTCAAGAACTACTCTAACTCGTACCATACTGGAGACGATTCCGCAGCCAACGAACACAAGTTTACTGCTGATTCTCTAGGGGCCACTCAGTCTGATTTTGGGTTTGCAGAAAAACATCATCTTGGGGTAATCAAGCCCGCAACCGATTTACAGAGCGCCACAGACAATCTGCATGATTACGCCATCGCCGCGCACAAAGCCCAATACACTGCCTCATACGACTACGGTAATGCAGAAAAAAACAAGCTTGCCTCAGCAAAAGCTAAGTACGATCTCGCGGCGGCGAAAGAGGCTTTTGTAAAGCATGGCGGCTCGGCAAAATATGCCGATTCTCTGGCAGAAGCTGATAAACAGGCTGGCTATACCGCCTACGACAAAGAAAAGAACAAGGACAAGTATGTTAAGGCAGACTTGAGCAAGGCGATTACCGACGCTGCAAGCGACTACGCCTACAAAGCTAAAGATTTGGGCAAGGATCATCCCGACACCCAAGAAGCTTTTAGTAAATTAGAAGCTTCTAAGGAGTCAGCTAAGTCTCATCCCGAGTACCCCCTTCCGAGTTACCAGATGGAAGAAAGTGAAATAAAAGGCAAGGTTCAAGGCCAGATGAAGTACCAAGGAGAAAAAGAAACAGCTACAGAGGCCGCAAAAAAAGCTATTTACGCCGCTGAGATGACCAAAGTAAAGCAGGGGTTGGATCACTCTGACACAGCGGCGGCGATGTTGAATCAAGAGCAGGCGGTTACTGCGGCGGCTAAGTACCTAACACCGGAATCGCTACAGGCCATGAAAGATTCGGCCTCTAAATCCGCAGAAAATCTTCGCGCTTATTTGGAGGGCAGCAAAGAATTAGGGCCTTTAGTATCTCAGAGAATCGCTGATTATGACTCTCGACCCGGAGACTTCAAATTCCGAGAAGACCCCCACTACTGCAAGGATACCGCCCTTATAAACTCTCTATCCCCACCGGTAAAAGCTACTCTCGTAGACTACACCGGTGACGGCTACACAAGTATCAACAAATCGTGTGCTTCTATGGAGGCAGGCAATCACCTGCCTGCATATGAAAAAGACAGAATCCGTCACATGGACGAGGCTACAGAAAAAGGCGTCATCGATCAGGATATGAAGCTCGTTCGCAATTTTCCGGCTGTCCACGTTTATAAAGCTTTGGGGTTAGACTACTCAAAAAGTGGTATCGACCCAGAGGCGGCTAAAGCACTAAAAGGCCAGATTTTTAGAAACTGCGCTTTCTCTTCAACTTCTATGCGAGATAACTGGTCTAGTGCTTTTGCGGATTCAACATCACAAGCCGGTACTTGTCGGATGCAGATTAGAGTTCAAAAAGGCATGAACGGATGTCGCTACTCTGGTAGTGAGGCTGAAGTAATTTTGCCTCGCGGTACAAACTACGCCATCCGTGACGCTTACATGGAAGGCAACACCCTACGCCTAAAAGTAGACGTAATCAATTACCTGCATGGAGATGTGTAATGATCGATTTCTCGAAAGTTCTCAGTAACGCAGGACCGGAAGACTTTCCCGGCGACCCCTCTCCTATAGCTGTGGTAGAAAGTCAGTGTCAGATGTGTCAGAGACGCAATCCTGATGGCTCTCTTACTTGTGGGGCATTTCCAACAGCTATACCGGCTCTCATTTTTTTGGGCTTGTATGACCACACGAACCCCTACAACATGGATGGCCAAGACGATCACGGCTTGACTTGGATTCCTCTTGACGAATCTTAGGGGTGTAGTATAATAAATCAGGGCATGGAGGCCCGATTATGGCAGACGACGTAATGTTTGATGACCCGGAACCTTGGGATGAAGACAGCCCCGAGAACGAAGAAGAGTCTTTCGAGCTTTCTTACCCACTGACGCCGGATCAACTGCCGGGGGCTAGTCCCGAGTACATAAAAAAGTACACCGCTTGGCTTGAGGCAAAAAACAGCCAGAAAGAGTAACTTGGACCCTCGCGCTTATTTGACGCTAGAAGTAGCTTTTGAACGACGTTTGTTTCGTGCTTGGCACGACGCAGCAGACCCTATTTTTGCAAAAATAGAACAAGCTGTGGAGGACAAAGACTTCGCTCAGGCTCGCTTGCTGGCCAATGAACTCGATCTCACAGAAGTTGGAACAGGTCAACGCGAGTGGATAAAGTACATGCTGCTCTCGTTCGCGGTGTGGGGGGCGGGCAATGCTACAGACGGGAACCCTAGTTTCGTGGGCACCGGCATTCACAATGTAGTGTTGGACAGGGCAACCGACCAGATTCTTGCTTATCTAGAGCATAACGGCACTTCAGAGATGCGTGATTCAGTTTTGCAATCAATTGCAGACGCTGAGGGCACGGTACAGAAGGCTGACAGCTACATCAAACCCCTGACTAGCTTTGCTAAGACAGGCGATCCCCAGCTACAGCTTATATCCAGTCTCAACTCTTCTCGGATGGCAACATGGGGATTCGTTGCCGAGGCAGACGTTCGGGGCGAAACAGAGTACGTTCTAGATGTAATCTTAGATGGGCGTACTTCCGACTTCTGTCGCCATGTAGCTGCGGAAAGACGAGTGTTCCGTGTAGAGGACGCTCGCCGTCTCGTAAACACTGCACTGGCAGTAACCGACCCTAACGAACTCCGTACAGTACAGCCTTGGCCTAAACAAACAAAAGAAGCAATCGATTCCTACCGAGAGATGTCTACGGAAGAACTCGTAGCTCTCGGATTACAGATACCGCCTTTTCACCCGAGACCTTTGTCGGAAGATACAGAATTTTTGTCTAAGCAGGGGTGGAAGTTCGTAAAAGACGCAGAAATAGGTGAGCTTTGTTTTTCTTTGAACCCAAAAACCAACTCCCCTGAGTGGGTGCCTATTACGAATAAAGTAGATGGGCCTGCTCCGCACGGACGCATGGTTCATTTCCATTCACAGAATTCTGACTTGCTGGTGACTGAGTATCATCAGCAGTTGTATCAGCGTACTTTGAAAGGCAAAAAATATCTGGCTACAAAAACGGCGGGCGAACTCCTAACACTTTCTAAAGTTACGATACCTCGCACCGCCGTATGGAAAGACGGTGCAATTGATTGCACGATGGACATTGGAGGCAGGATCGTAAACACGAAAAAGTTATTTCATTTTCTAGCTTATTGGATTTCTGACGGTTCCTGTGTTCGTAGAAGTGAAAACAGCTACCAGATTTCTATAGCAACACGTAAATACCAACCCAAAGCCAGGGCTGTTATGCAGCATGTATCAGGTCAGGCTGGTTACGTAACAAAAGGACAAGTGTATTGTAACGATACCCCTCTTGGAAAGTTTCTTCTATCTCAAGTAGGCAAATTAGCCCAAGGTAAAAAAATACCTGAGTTTGTTATGAATGCACCGCCAGAGTATATCCATGAATTTTTATGGGCTTACCTCACCGGAGATGGATCGACGTGTAACAATGATGGCACTTATGGAAAAGGAGTAAATAGAACTTTTTACACAACCAACTCTCTACTGGCTTCCCAGCTAGGGGAGTTGATTATCAAGGCGGGCGGTTGTCCTTCGTACCGCACCCAAGATAATTCTTTGGCCCCTTCGTTTATTGGAGGCAAAGAGCTAAAAAGTAATCATTTAGTTCATAGAATTCGTTGGAGTATAAGTAAAACTGCGACTTTTGGAGAAACCGGCAAAGGTACTATGGAACTAGTGCCCTACGAAGGCCACACCTACTGCATTAGCCTCGCCACTAATTTTGTGTTTTTAGTCCGCCGTAATGGTAAATGTATTTGGACAGGCAATTGTCGTACTCATCTCCGTCGAGTAGGTCATACCTTGAGAGAACAATCTCCCGTCATTCCGCCTGAGAATCAGGTACTGCCTCCTACGATCTCAACCCCCAGCACTTTTCAGGAGATGGGCTTGCAAGTAAACCAAGCTCAAGTAGACCACTGGAATTCCTACATGGGCGTCAGCCCTGTTCAAGTGTTTTCTCAGCTTTCCGGGGCGTCACCTACGGATGTTCTCTCAGACAAGATCAAGGCGTCTCTGAATTTTCTCAAGAACGGCGACATCCAAGTAATGAGCAATACCAGTGGGTTCACTTTCGACCCCTACACCGGCCAAATGTTTATGGCTGGAGACCTTACCCCCCAAGGTGTGAAAACAAACCTAAAAAGTTTTGTAAATGTAGGGCAGAGTATCGGGGCGTCCGATCTCTTTACTTATGTTTCTGATGGCGATGCAGTCACTCTCGGGCAGGGTGGGTTCTCCCCTACCTCTCTGGCGTGGGAAAATATCCGCTTGGACGCCGAGGAAAGTTTGCAGGATGAACACAAAGATGTATACGACAGTCTCACTACTGACCAACAAGCTACTTTGATGGCCTTGCTCAATAGTACTGACGAGCGCAACTTTGTAAAAATTTGTAATTTAGGTCTGTTGTACCACGACAAACTCGTGGCTGACATATTGTTTTCTGATGTCAAAGGACCGTTTTCTCTTCCTCTTGACGATCAAAACGCAGTTTTTCAGGCAGTTGAAGGTTTGTCATTGCAGAGCTAGTGCAATTACAGTAAGCTTAGGTGTGTGCAATTGATTGCAGACCCTATGGCCTACTATCCCATCTACAAATCCGATGATGACCAGCACCTCGTTTATGGAGAGGTGTACGCCCCTAACCGTCAAGATTCTCAGGGCGAGTTCATGCGAGCAGAAACCATCCTCAAGATGGCGCATGAGTTTTTGCGTTCGGGTCGGATGGATCAAATAGACGTAATGCACGACAATCAGGTAGTTCCCGGCTGCTCTGTCGTTGAATCCTACATCGCTCAAAAAGGCGACCCCACTTTCATCCCCGGCTCATGGGTTGTGGCAGTTCATGTGCCTGATGAAAAGTTGTGGCAAGCAATCAAGAGAGGTGATATAAATGGGTTCAGCATGGAGGCGCTTGTAACCAAGCACCGCCAGACAGTTGATATTCACCTGCCTCCCGTAACAACCGGAATGACCAGCAAATCCGAGGATCACGAGCATAAGTTTTATGTGACCTATGATGCTGAGGGAAACTTTCGGGGAGGTACTACCGATTATGTGATGGGGCATAAGCACGACATAATCGCTGGCACTCACACAGAAAAGACTAATGGACACAACCATCGCTTTAGCTCAGTCGATGGAATGGAGATTCAGTAATGGCGCTGAAGTTGACTAAAGAACTAACCGAGCTACGGGATGGCAAGGCACACTTCATCTCGCTCGTAGATCGTTCTTCCTCGCGCCTGCCTTTCCGTATCGTCAAACGTGATTCAGAGGAGAATGGCATGGCCCTTGATTTGAGTCGTATTCATAAGACTGCGGAACCCACAGCGAAGTCTGAGAAGGCTACCATCGCGGCGGTTGTTGTCATGGCCCAGAAGAGCGATGAAGCAACAGAGGAAGTAGCGTCGGCGCTCAAGGCATCGGGTATCAACACTGACAAGGTTGTAAAGAACGCAGATGGGAAGACGGTAACCTACACTCAGCCCGGTGTCGATTCTCTG